ACAACGTCCGATTTCGGAGGATACCTCCGAGGCGCCGATTTCTGGAAAAAAGCCCAGCAGCTACGTGGCAATGTACAACATGTACAATGTATGCAGCCAAGCAGCTAAGAAATTTCCACCAGCTTAAACATAGCAGCCAATTCCTGCGCGCAGGTTTGTTACGGGAATGTTCCGGGAAATTACGTCATCCTCAACGAGAAGCTTTACCCTGTATGGTTACATTGACGTCAATTTTCGGGCTCAAACTTTTGTCAAACTCGGGCCACGTAAAAGTTGACAGCTTTTGTAATCTACGGAAATGTACTGAAAAATGCAGGATATGTACCCTGGGATACGACGTCAAACTATACCCCCAGAGTTGGCCAACTGCAGAGTTTCGCGGCGTTTTTACGGGACTTTTCCTGGGTAATTTCCCGGAGAAATCCCACGTTTAGTCCGGAGTTTTCACAGAGTTATCCGTGGAGTTTTCTGTAAGTCCCAGTAGTCCTCTCTAGAGTGTTCCCCATGTGCCCAGTGTAGTCCTCTTGGAAGCCTTGGCTAGGTACCCGGTCTGAGCCCGGTACGTTAGAACAGGGATATTACCAGCTCCGTAAGGCACGTCGGATCTTCGCAGCCTTCACCCGCAGCTTCCCCATCAACCACGTCCAGTAGCTTTCTCCCGGTCCCCAGGCGTCCAGCCACCTTAATTACCCCGAACCACCCCACCTCCTATCCGGGCCCACGTCCTCCCCCCAGCTCATCCACCCTTACCCTGTCTCAAAGGTACCCAACCTCATGTCATGCAGAGCCATACCCCGATCCTTCCTGCACTTACCACCCGAGTTCTTCCATACCTGTATGCGATGAACCCAGCCTACCAGCATGACTCCATCCATGACCTGAATGTTAAACCACGTGTAGGGTGATTCACAGACAGAGCATTCATACCATTCCATGCGCAGGCCGTCATCCAGGCCGTCATCACCATACATGGTTAATGCCCTTTCGTCGCATCGATCGCACTCGATTATCGTGATACCTACAGGTAGGGCAGGGACCCGCCCGATCGAGTGAGTACCTGCCCGTCGCCCATATTCTAGTCAGCCCTGAGCCATCGATCCCTACCCCATCCTGAGGCCGTCATCAATCAGCTGGCTGTTCAGCCCCATCCAGTGGACAGTATCGCCACTGACTCTGAAGGAACGTACCACATCGAGTGCACTGAGACTGTCGTCGTTGATTGACCACATCCTCGCCGGCGAGTGAAGCCCGGATGTCCCGAGCTACCGCCCGGAGCCTCTTATCGATCGTGGTCTTCAGCTCCAAGGCCCGCTCATCCAGCACGACGAAGCTCTTCTTGTAACGCCGACCCTGACCCCCCGTTCGACCTCCAGTGGCCTTGCCCACTTCACCGGTGTCAGCCTGGGCCTTGTTGCGAGCATCCTCGCCGCCGTCAGACTTCAGCGCCTGCATGAACATGGCCTGGTATTGCTTGAGAAACATCTCGGGCAGGAAGTAGAGCACTTCCATCGAGATCTGACTGTGTGGGACACCGGCCGAGGCCCGGATCTCTGCGAGCCGGGACCTCAGCTTGTCGTCGTAAGCGTCCATCAGTTGTTGTCATTGTCCTTTCGCGTGGCCAGGTAGCGTCGGGTAGCGGCGTCCATGGGCTGGAACTCAGAAGCGCCGGTGTTGAGGTCCTGCACTATCACCACCTTGCGTTCTCTGCCCTGCCAGAGCGAGCGGCCCCCCAGCCATCCCACACCGACGAGGGTGAGCACGATGGAGAGGCCGAGGGGCAGGTGAAGCCCCCAGTGAAGTAGCCCGGTGGATGCACCCATCAGCAGCAGAAGCGTTGTCATGGCAGTACCCTATCGCGAGCCAGCCGGCCGGAGCAAATGCCTGGTTGGCCCTTATTCCAGCTCGGTAGGGTTGAAGAGGCCTCCAGTGACCCATTGCCGGGCGACCCAGTCCTTGAGTTGAAGCAGTTCTTCCTGGGTGTCCATGAGTTGCCAGATGATGGAAGCCTTGCCCTCTAGGTCATATACCAGGCCCAGTTTCTTGAGTTCTCGGAGGGTGATGAGAACCCAGTCGTGGGGCCAGTTGATGCGCTTGGCGATGGAGCGGGAGGTTTGGACGCCGTTGATGAGGCTCCACACAATGGGTTCGTCGTTGCGTAGGTCGTGGAGGGTGGTGAGGCAGTCAGCTTGGTGTTGTGTGAGGTCGCGATCTTGGTGGAAGGATTGGTAGTGCATTGTTGTGCCTCTCGAGGTAGGACTGTTGTTGTGTTGTCGCGGCGCGAAGCGCCCGACGGCAATGCAGCAATTGTTCACCGATGAGAGAGTCGTCGTTTGAGGGTTTGGTGGCGGGGGTTGGTGGGGAGGTAGCGTTTGCCCCAGATTTTGATGTGGTTGGCCTGGAGGGAGTGGTTTAGTTTGCGTTGGATGGTTTCGGTGGACCAGGTGGGCCATTGGGCCTGGAGGTCGGGGAAGTTGTTGGCGCCCTTGACGACTGCCCAGAGGATGTGGTCGGTTTGCCAGATGGTGCGGAGTTCGGCGGTGAGGGCGCGTTGTTGCTTGGCGCGGATTTTTTGCCAGAGCCAGGGCTCGATGCCATGGGGGGGAAAGTTGGAGTTTGTCATTGAGTTTGTACTTTCGATAGAATCATTATTGCAAGCGAAGCTTGCTAATGACTAGGCGTGCGCGCGAGGAGGACTCAATTTTTGGGGGGCCTAGTAGGATATTTCGTGCAGCTATTTATTGACGTCCCTGGTAGAGATACTCAAACTTTCTGCGTGGCAGAGACTTTCCTTATGCGCGCGCGCCCTGTGCAGAGTTGTGCCAGGCCTTACCATGTCGGGTGATGAGGCCTTTTTGCTCGAGGCGTTGTAGGGTTTTATAGGTGCTGTTGTAGGGGCGGTTGGTGGCCTGGCTGATATCGTTCGTGGTCAGAGGCCCGCCCTGGTCGAGCAGATCTTGTACGGGGTGGGGGGCGTTTGTTGAGGCTGTAGCTCGTGGCTTGCCGCGCCCCGGCGTCGTTGGTGTGGAGTCAGCAGGCTTGGGCGTGGGCTCGAAGTAGGGGGTCCATGCCTTGTTGTCGAGGCCTGAGATGGTGTAGAAGGATTCTGGGGCCGACTTGGACTCGAATTCGATGTCGATCTGGCCGGCCTTCTTGCCGCGGTTGATGTAGAGGCTGTCCTCGGCCCAGGCATGGTTGGCCGTACCGCCCAGCATACGCTGTCCGCCCCGCTTGTCGTCGCCTCCCTTGCCCATGTGGTGAACGAAGCGCATAGCGCAGTTGTGCTTACGCATGAGCACCTTCATGGGCTTGAAGATCTTCGTGGTCATCTGCTGGCTCTTATTCTCCTCAACATCGCCGGCTACGTTCATGAGGGTATCCACGATGAGCAGGACGTAGGGATCGCCCTCGCCGGCAGCCTCGGAGAGCGTCTGGTCGAGCCATTCCTGCCAGTGTCCCTCGGAGACTGTGAAGCCTTCCATGAGGTAGATGTCGATGTTGGGATCGAATTCCTCGTCAGAGCCGGGCAGCCAGAGGATCTCACCCTTCTCAAGCACCATACGGTCTGTAGATTTGCCCTTCCAGATCTTGCGGGTTCGGCTCTTAACCGTAACAGCTGAGTCCTCCTCCTGGATGTAGAGGACCCGGCCAGGCTTGATGACCCGGAAGTAGTCGAGGAAAAGGCTGCCAGTAGCGACACTGAGCGCCATGTCGAGGGCACACCAGGACTTGAAGGACTTCGGTGCGCCGGCGATAAAGCCAACCGAGCCCTCGGTGGCAATGCCGTCGATCAGCCAGGTTGGCGGCTTCACGTTCTTGAGAAAGCCCGCAAGGCGTTGGGGCCGGGGCTTGGGGGCCTGCTCTTCCTCAATAGCTTCCGTGACATCCGGATCGCGCTGATCGATGGCCTTCGTTGCTTCGGTGATGAGTCGCTTGAGCTCATCGGATCGACCCGCGAACTTGTTCCACACAGAGGGTCGCGCGACGGCCACGATCTCCTGTACCGTGCAGCCGGCATCGGCGAGGCAGCGAATGAGGTACCACAGGTTCTCGCTGCGGTCACCCGAGATAGATCGGGCATTGATCATATCCCGGGCACGCTGGTTGAGCTTCAGCTTTATCCGCGTGATGACCTTGGCCCGGTCGATGGCCTCGATCTCGGACTCAATGACCTCGCCGAGCTTGTCCTGTGTGAGAGCCCCTCGCACCTCGGGCAGGTTCTTGAAATCTGAAGCCTCGTACATGGGCCCGCGATCCCAAAGCAGTTTGCCCATGCGGGGCTTGTCGCCCTGTCGATACTCGGGCTTCCAGTTCGGCCAGCCCGGGATGCGCAGCAACTGGGTGGTATCCCAGCCTGACTTGTCGGCACCCAGGTAGTAGGTGAGTCGCTGGTTCTCGTTGCCCGGCCAGCTTGCACCCTGGAAATCACCGAGTTCGGGGTTACCCAGCCACAGCGCCTGATACCTACCCGGCGAGGATTCCCAGGCCACTGTGGGGCGGAACTCCTGGTTGCCCTGGAGGGCTCGAGGGTCAGCCTCGTCCATGTCCGCCCAGAGGGCGTGTTCGTCCATGGCGAGGTCGGACTTGCGTTCCGGGCTCTCGAAGAGGCTCGGGCACCAGTACAGGTCATGACCAACGTGTTGAGCCATGTGCTCCAGGATTTCGGCCTTGTCATGGGGCCACCTGAAAGCCTTGTTCTCGTGGAAGCCCTGCCGCCGTTCCCCACTGCGGATCTGCTCGTCCCGGTCGATGTGTGGGAAGAAGCAGTATCCGCGTTGCCGACCCCATGCGCGTGAAATGATACGAAGTGCGCGATTGAGGTCGACGGCAGGCTTAGGAGTTGTCACAGAGTACCGTCCTCGATCTTCTCGTTGAACTTCTCCCAGAAAGCGAGAACCGCTGCAGTCTTGGGGTCATCGGGGTCAGCCAGTCGCCGATAGCCCTTGGAGATCTTGAACTCCTTTCGGAAGAACTCCTTCAGCTTCTCGAGTACATCCAGGCGACCAGCAATTTTGCCGGCATCAATACCCTGAGCATAAGCCCTGGCGACCATGGAATCAAGTTCATCCATGTCCTGGGGCAAATGGTCGGGTTGCTCTAGAGGCATCTAGATCCTATCCCGTGGTTGAGATTTGTTGTTGCATGTGAACCCTATTTTGACAGACCAACAATTGGCAACTTATACGAGCAAGGCCATTCCGGTGGCAATGCTTGGACCTTGCGATGCGAGCCGCAGTATCATATCGTGATCGAGCACCATTCACCCATTGACCGAGGAGCCTGGGGCATTGATTACCCTCCCCGAGTTGTTGGAGGATGCCAAGTACAGGGCATTCTTCATCACCCCGCCGAAGATGCTGAAGCCATTGCCGGGTCAGTTGCCCTGGCGAGTGCTGGTTCAGCGCAAAGCTGGCGGCCCCTGGGCTAAGAAGGAGATCGACACCTATGCGGCTGCCTTCCGCATCATCAAGAGCAACCTTCGGGCCGGCACCCTTCACGACGGGGCAATTCAGTCCCGCAGTATCCCCTTCGGCCCTCCCCAGCGGATCGCGAAGGTCACTCGTGGTGGTAAGCCGGTTTACCACACCCGCAACGGCAAGTACATTCTCGATGCTGGCGGCGAACGCATCCAGAAAACAGTCGTTGTACTCTGGAAGCCGAAGCTCGAAGCCTCCGATGAGTCTCACGACTGGTGCACGTACTGCCGTCGTCCCACTGTCTTCCGGTGGTTCAAATCCCACCATGCTCTGCGAGCCTCCGGCCTGCAAGAGCTCGTTGACCCGACCACCCGTCGCTGCAGCATCTGCGGAGCGCGCGAGGATTTCATCCGAACGACTCGTAGCAATGCTCGGCCCCCGGGCTACGATCCCATCAAGTATCGCACCTCGCCCAAGCGATCCCGGCTCCGGAAGTGAGCAGCCCAATGTCCACACCCACACCGATGAGCGGGACTCGAGCCCACGACTGGGTCCGGTATCTGGTGCAGGCCGTGGACGTCATCGTGGACCCAATCACCGAGGACTGTTTCGTCGTCGATCCTCCGGACGACGTCATTGGCGAACAGATCGGCTGCACCACCTGCGGTCAGCCATTGACCGATTCTTCCGCGGTCGAGGATTGCATGGGCGAGGATCCCAGCCTCTAGCCTTGACTTCGTCACCAAGTCGTGGCATCATCGATTCACCGAGCTTCACCCAACGAAAGGACTGAGCTTCATGTCTTACCGAACGAGGCAGCTCCGAGGCCTCATGGTGCCCAGCGACGAGAGGGTTGCCCTGCCCAAGGTGACCACCCAGTCACTCCAACAGTGGCTCACTCAGGCCGACATGGACTATCTGGAGATCGTCAGTGGCACCATCCATGCTCGAGAGCACGGCTTCTGCATGCTGGTCGACGACGATGGCCACTCTCGGCGGTTGCCCTGGAATCCCCGGGCTCAGTTCCTGAGCGGTTATTCACTCGCCTCGCCCATCCTCGGCAATGCCCTGTTCTTCTCGTTCGGCTGGGTGAATCAGGGCCATGACCCGATCGATCTCAAGCCCGAGGCCGCCGAGTGGCTGACCAGCCCCGACCGTCTCGCCGACTACCAGGACTGGCTGGGTCACAATCGAGCTGACGCCAGCCGGTACTCCATGATCCACGGCCTGTAGTAGTAATCCTCGACTGCCGAGGAGGTAGGCCCTCGTCCCCGGTCTGCCTCCTCGGTTTATCCGCCCCCGCTTAGTCGGGGGCTTCTTTATGGAGATCATAGATGACACTAACCCTGATCAATCGAGCTCTGAAGGTAGTCGCCTGGATAATTCTTCTGATCCTATCAGTACCGGTGACCCTCGTCTACTTGGTGGTACTGACGCTGGTGTGGGGAGTCAACCCGCTTGCCGGCATAGCCCTGGGGGCTTTGGGTTTGGGGGTGATAGCCCTGGTCTTCTATGTTTAGTCATGGCCCGAGCCCTGACAGAATGTCATTTTGACGGGTTCCTTGACCAGCCTCAGCTCACGAGGTAGGGTAGGTATACCACCCCACCCACCGATCGAGGACTGATTACCATGACTGCCAACCCCCTCATGATCCAGTGCCGGGAATGTTCGACGTTGTTCCTGCAGCCGGCGACGATGGTCATCGACAGCAAGGTGTATGACCTTTGCCCCAACCCCGAGTGCTACGGCCCCATATCAACCTGCGTCGCCATCCCCGAGGCCGCGGTCAGTTGGCAGTTCATGCACATCATAGGGCACTCAGGCATATCTGAGACTCGGCGAGGTATTCTCCGCGACATCGCTGAGCAATCGATGGGCCCCTGGCAGTTCATGTACCGATCGTTCTAGTCACACGATCATCACGGGAAACCTTCATTCTCCTTCTTCGCATCCACCCCGATGCGGGGATGGAGAGTGTTTACACCGCTTCGCAGTTTGCCTTGACTATTGCCCGTAGGTATGTAAGTATTGCCCCATGCCCCCAATGGGCACACCACCTACTGACCGAGGAGGGTGAACGCAATGGACGATGGTGTGGAGAAGAAGACCTACTCCGCCAAGCAGGTTGCCTCACGCATCGGGACCGACGCCAAGCAACTGAGGAAGTTCCTTCGAGACCCCAACTCCGGCTATACGCCAGTGGGTCAGGGCGGTCGATACGACTTTCCCGAGGAGCATCTCACCCAGATCAAGCAGGCTTTCGACGCCTGGGATGCCACTAAGGTTCGCCGGAATCGCACCCGAACCACCGCCGCCCAGTCCACTCCGCTGATTCCTGGTCAGCGCAAGGAATCGCCGGGGACTGAGACCACGCCTCGATCTCGCCGCGCTCCTCGACCTGAACAGCTCTTCAAGCAGGGCCTGCACGGCAATGGCCTGGACCAGGACACCTTCTCCGAACGCACACAGGGCATCGCTGCTCGGGTCAAGCGCCATGACCTGATGCCCAACCAACAGGGTCGCCTGGTCGAAATGCCCGAGCACATCCGACGGGCCAAGGAAGCTGCGGAGATTCACAACCCCTACCCCGACCTCGAGACGATCCCCGGCCTCAACAAGCCCGCACCGGTGGAACTCGATTTCCGGGACCCCGAAGAGCTCGACAAGGAAGCCGAACTCGAGGGGTTGTACTCCAGTATTTTCGAGAACGACGATGACCTCGAGCTGGTGGAAGACGAGGACTAACCTCCACACCAAGGGGCCCGTTCCTTCGGGGGCGGGTCCTTTGCCGTGTGAGCTATCGCTTGCCGGCGGGCCCTTGACGGGGCGTCAGCTAGGTGGTAAGGTAATACCAAGAACCACCCGACCGAGGAGATACCATGACTCGCATGCCTCGACCGCACGACCTGCCGGGGACTGACCCCCGATTCCATGAGCACCGTAAGTACCTCTCGGTCATGAAGGTGCAGGGCGTAGAACGCATCGTCTCCAACGGCTCCTGCAAGCACGACGGCTGTGGTTATTCCGCCGCCTGGGCAACCAATGCTGGCCGAGACCGGGGCATGTGGCAACACCGGGCTTACCTCGTGGTAGAGGCTCGAATCCAGTACTTCAAGACGAAGTTCCAGGGCGACACCAAGAAAATGACCCGAGCTCTCATCGAGACCGTCGACTGCCACACCCACCTGTTCGCTCACTGGATGAAGCAGGTCGACGAGTTCATCCTCGAGTTGGCCGAGGTCAAGTCCACCGACCTCCCCGACTTCAACTTCCGGGTGGAGTACGACCTAGGCAGTTCTGCTTACGATGTAGCCCAGGCTGCCATCGAGAAGGCATCTAGCTTCTGATCCAAATCCCGAGAGGCTCGTTTGCTACGGCAGGCGGGCCTTTCTCATGTGTGTGGGGCCCCTCGTATCGCGCATCGCGCATCATCGCGCATGCACATCAAGGAAGTACTTACGGAAAGTCCCGATTGATTAGGCGGGCCAATGCACATGATTGGGCGATCGAGCTTTGCTTGATAGCGCACGGATTAACCCATCATCGCCTTGATTTCGCCTTGACGAGGTGGTATAGTGGTGCCATGACCGATACGACGAAATACCCCAAGCCCCAGGGGCTGGGAAAGGATGCCCTGCACGACGCCCAATGGGACCTCATCGATCACGGGGCGACTACCCTGGCGGGTAACGAGGACCCCGATCGCTGGATCTACTGGCTCACCCGGTATGCGCCCTTCGCCCCCGACGAGCTCGAGATCCGCAGTCACAACGCCCATGCTCTCATCATTGGACTTAAAGAGTAGATTCCACACGAAGAGGCCCCCGCCCAAGTAACGTCATCGGGCAGGGGCCTCGGCTTGTGTTACTTATCGTCCTCGAAATTGTAACCGATGACGATGGGGTTCCTGATGAACGGCTCCCAGTCGGTGGCAGCCATGTCCTCCGCCGTCAGCTGGTAGGGAGCGAGGACGTTGCCGCCGAAATGCCTCATCAGGTAGGCCGAGAAGTAGCAGATGGTGCCCTGCTCTAGACCAGTAGCCTCGGCGGTGTTCTGGTTGATCGGGATCCCCTGAGGGTAGCCCCGTTGCCAGAAGATGTAGTCCGAGTCCTCATCCCGAGCATCCCGGGCCTCGTCATACCAGGCATCACGCTTGAAGCGCTTGCCTTCCTTGAGCTGGGCGATGACGTAACTGATGTCCACAGTTTCTCCTAGGCCTGAGGGTTGTCTCGGATGGGCCGGGGCTTGACGGTCATCGGCAAGGCGGTGGGCAGCTTGTCCAGCAAGCCAAGGTTCTTGCAGTGAACGAACATCTGGTACAGGTGCTCGGCATCGTGCAGGGCGTTGTGCGCCCCTTCAGCCTGCTTGGGCATCGCCGGGTTGCCCGCCATGTCGACGACCTGTTTCAGATCGTGGGTGAACATGGGCATGCCCTCGGGCAACTGAATCATCGAGCCCCAGAGCTGACTGAGGACTACATGATCGTAGTCTGCATACCAGGCCCAGAGCCGGCGCTTCAACTGAATGCCGAGCTCAAAGAACTCGGTCAAGTCGGCCCTGATCTGGTGACGAGACTTGACCGCGGGATGACTAGTGTCCAGCATGGGAGTACCGTCGCCATCCAGCCAGACCTCGGTCGGGGTTCTCATAATGAGCGGCAGCTTCTTGATGACGTTGTCCCGCAGCCAGTACTCCCCATTGGGTGACTTCTTGAACCAAGCGCGGTACATATCAAACTCGGTACTGACGGCATAGTAGATTGCGCCGTCTCGACCCCTCTTGGCACCGATCGAGATGAGATCGATGGGGGCACGGTGGCCATCCTCTATGAACTCGGTGTCATAGAAGTAGTCTTCTGCGGGAATCATACCTCATCCTGAATGAATCCGTGCACGGGCGGATGGTCGGGCCTGCGTCGCATATCATCGACGATGCTCAGCGCTTCTGTGGGGCCGCAGACGACAACCGCGACGCCCCCTGCCTGCCTGATCAGGTCGTGAATGCGCTGCTGGGCAACACTCACGTTCTTTCGCTTCTCCGGGGTCTTGGTCTCGAAGCAAACGAACCGGCCATCCACACAAGCCACGATGTCGGGCAGGCCAACCGTCATCATAGGGCCACCGTGAACCTTGAAGCAGAAGACACCTTCTCGCCTCAATGCTGTGGTGATGGCCCGGGAGATCTTGGATTCTCGCTGCGTGGTCATTACCAGTCTTTCTACGAGAGAGGGCAGCTCGACCAACCCCTTTGACCGAGGAGAGTTGTTAAGAGGCCGAGCTGCCCAAATCTATGATCAACCGCGGGGGCTAACGAGCGAATCCCCCTGGACCTATCAGCCCCGCGGTTGAACTAGTCGATCATCTCATCTCGGTCGATGAGACGTCAACCCCGATCTCAGGACGGAGGATAGACTTTTCAGTCGATCGCTCGTTAGATGCCCTCGAGATCCAGTTCCTCGAGCTCGTCTTCGTCCACCTCGGTCGGAGCGGGCTTGGTGCGTCGAGTCGGGGAGGCCTTGCGCTGGGCCGGGATCGAGGGGGCAGCCTTCTTGGCGGGGCGACGCTTCGGGGCGGGAGCCGGCTCGGGCTCTTCCTCGTCATCCTCCTCTTCTTCCTCGTCGTCCTCAGGCTCCTCGGTGGCCTCGTCCTCGTCCTCTTCCTCGTCGTCCTCGGTGTCGACGTCCTCGCCGTCCTCGAACTCCTCCTCATCGTCAGAAACCTCGGAGCCATCGAGCTCGTTGGCGGAGAAGACCTCGGTCACGTTAGACTGCATCTTGCCGTCGTACTCGTCGTCGTCCAGGGTGATGGCGACCAGCTTGCCGACGACCTTGTTAGGGTCGACCCGGACCTTCTTCTTGGGGACGGCGATGCCGGCGGCGATGAAGAGGTTCCGAACCTTCCAGAGCTGGTTGGCCTGGAGCTTGCAGTAGTACGGGAACTTGCGGTCGGTGAACTTCTCCTGGAGCTCCAGGGTGAAGAGCCACTGGGGCTCCTTGTTCTCCTTCGTCGGGGCGTCGACGACCGCGGTGACCTTCGCCAGGTAATCGCCGGCGGGCACCCTCTTCTTGTTGAAGGTTGCACCGCCATCCTTGACGTCGGTGAAGTCGAGCGATGCGACTGTGGCCTTTGTGGCAGCCATGTAATACCTTTCCTCGGTCAGCCCCATCAATCGGGGCATGCATCGATCATGCTAATGCGGGGTTGGTGTGGGGGTCAAAGTGCCGTGGCAAGCCCCATTCTGGCTAAGCCAAGGCCGCCTTCTTGGCAGTCTTGACAGGCAGCTTACCGGTTTCCATGAGGGTCACCAGCTTGGGAATGCTGGGGGCTTTGATCATGTCCGGCAGGGTGAAGTCCGATCGGTAACCGGTGTCGTACTTCAGCGATTCCCCGATCCACAGACGGCGCTGAGCAATCGTGAGATCCGCCTGGCGAGGGTGGTCCACCTTGACGACGTAGAGTCGGCCGATGACGTCAACGAGGGAGTTGACATAGTGGCGAACGCCCTTCGGCAGGTCGGGCACGAACTCGGCGCCCTCCATCTCGACATCGTCGTCTTCTTCAGAGTCGACAGTTTCTTGCATCCTTTCCTGGCTGGTGAAGATCACGCCCATGGGCAGATTGTGGAAGTTTGTCAGCATGGTCTTCATGACCTCGCCGGCGCGGCCGTAGTCTCGCTGTTGTACCTGGCCCGGGATGCGGTCGATGGACCGCTCCTCCTGCAACTTCATGGTGTACTTCAGTGACATCTGGCTGAGCTTGGTCAGACCGTCGACCGAGACCCACTCGTAGGGATGGTCACCCATGCGCAGGTAGTTGTACGCCTCGTCGATGTCCTCCCACCTCTCGATATGCCAGACGTGTGGGTTCTTGGTCTTCATGGGATCGGTGCCCCGCTCGGGGTCCAGGATGAGGGTGTTCTCGATCCCAGCCGACGTGCTGAAGTGCGTCTTGCCCTTCTTCTGTCGGGCGTAGATGTGCAGCTTCGGCAGTCGCTTGATCTCCGAAGGTCGCTGGATGCGCTTCCGGGCGATCGCATTCCAGTCTTTCTCGGCCATTAATTCACCTCCTCATAGGTGGCGTCGAAGATCTCGGGCTTGCAGGGGTAGCGCTCGCCCTGAACTCCCGTGATGATCAAGTCGCCGGGACAGACGGTGTGGCCACCTTCGAGGGTGTCGATCCATCCGTGGTCATGCCAGATGCGGCCACAGATCTCGTGGAGCTTGGTCCCCTCGTACTCGGCTTCAGGACGCCGGAAGTAGCCCACGACCTTGCCCTCGCGGTCAGCCGGGCCGTCCTCGGGATGGTCACCGTTCTGGTGCCACTGATGGGCTTCGATCTCGACGGGCTTCTTGCGGAACTTGGGCATGGGGCCCTCTCAGTGTTCGCAGGTTGAGTGATTGTTGTCTCGGCATTGCGGGATGCGGCAGGGGGGCGTGTGATCCTTGGGCTCCTCGTCGATCACATCGTCACATCTGATGCATATCTGAGCCCTAGACCCCACGAAGCTCACCCGCCCTGTCCTGGTAGTAGTCCTGGGGGTCGCCGACCTTGAAGTTTTTCATGAGCGGCCGAGTGTTGCCGCCCATGAGTTCGATAGTGCACAGGTCGCGGTAACCGCAGTACCGGTCGCACTTGAAGCTATCCACGTTCCGTTCCACCGCATCTCGCTGATGGAATGGATACTTGGCCATGCGCTTCGTGGTAAGGTAGGCCTCGGAAGCTACCCGCCGAAGCATTTCGGGGTCCTTCTCGAGGATATCGCGCCGGAAGAATGGGGAGAGCTGGGGTTCGCCGGGCACGTACCGATGCCCCTTCAATCGGCGAGAGATCTCAACGTCCTCAGCGCGAACCCTATAGCCTTCCTCGCGGCGAAGTCGATTGACCTCGCGGGTGAAGGTGAGGTAGTCCGTATCCCCAAGCTTCTTGGAAAGTCGGCTACCGTTCTGCAGCATGGTGGGCTTGGATGGAGCCTTGGTCCGAAGGTAGTTCCACACGAAGCCTTGGACTGGGATGCCCATCTTACCGGCGGCCCAGAGATACAGGGATGACTGGGCGTCGAGCAGGCGGAAGGTGTGACTCGGCAGATTGCCATGAGTCTTGTGGTCGGCGATCCAGAGACCGAATTGGTTTTCGATGATCGCGTCGACCTTGCCCCGGTACAGAGTACCGTCGGGGAACTCAGCTTCCAGCGTATACTCAACCTCGTGCACCGTCCAGGGATCGGCTTCGTAATGCCATACGTAGGCATCCATCAAAGCCTTGCACTCACGAGGGAGATCACCGTAGTGATCCTTCTCCTCATCCATCAGCTCGGCGAACTGAGCTGACAAGGTTTGGTGCATCTTCAGCCAGTCGCGGCCCGAGTGGTGCTCCTCCAGCAGCAGGTGCATCCAGGTACCCCGCTTCAGCGGAGTGCCCAGGATCTTCGGCTTCAGACGATCGACCTGTTTGTACAAGGTCTGACGGGGACACCCCCTGAAAGCTTTGATCATCGAATGAGTCACGACGAATTTGCCGACGGACTCATCATAATAAAGGCCTGGCACTTAGTCTCCTCGGTCAATGTGGTAAATCGATCATATCGACCGAGAAGGCTAAGGGTCAACCCTACGCGGAATGACGGTCGGGCGTTACGGGGGTTCGCTCTTCTTCTGATGTAAGATGCCAACCGAAACCGAAGTTACACGGGTGGCTACGCTTCTCGTCATGGATCTCTCGTCGGGAATTCTTCTGGATGTGCTCTAGCAGCAGTTCGGCCTCGACCCTGTCTCGCAGGATCACCTTCTTGTGCTTCGGGCACAGCCGCTTGCTGGCATGGGATCGGCGCTTGGTCATGGTTCACCTCCTACTAATCAGTATACCAATTCCCATACCAGCGGTCAATCATGCGTTGGCGAACTGCTTGTGTGAGTAGCTGGGATGATTCTCAGCCAGCCACTCGTTCAATCTGTCGGGGTCGTAAATAACCGACGAGTCGCTGACCTCGTGCGCATCGCCCCAGTGCCGACCAATCTTCAGGTCAGCAATGATGGGAACGGTCAGGATGGTACCGAACTTACGACGCAGGGGTCCCGGATCCTCCATCGTATCCTTGATGATGGGGAGAGCACGGTGCAGATCGTCGTCTCGGATCTCGAAGTTGATGGCGTCGTGTACTAGACCCAGACAATTGCCGGCGATGCCCTGTCGCCTAAACTCGGCATTGATCAAGGTCATGGACAACAGAGCCATATCTGAGGCGAAGCCCTGTACTGGCGAGTTGATTGCCTGTCGCTCCGCTTCGGCTTGGACTCCCTTCTCGGGTGAGTAGATGTCGGGCAGATGGCGAACTCGACCGAGGGGCGATTGCACTCTTCCAAACTGTCGTACGAGACGTCGCTGACGCTCGTGCCATCGAACCAGATCGGGGAACAGTTCGAAGTAAGCCTTCCGGTAGGCCTGAGCCTCTCGTTCGTTGAAGACCGCCCCGTAGTTATTGAACGCGGTCTCGATGAACTTCCGCCACCCCATGCCATAGAGGAAACCGAAGTTAACCGGCTTGCCGACTTTCTTTCGGATTTCCTTAGTGACCTGAGCCCGGGGCAGCCCAGTGACTGCCATGGCTGTGGTCATGTGGATATCCGCGTTCTGGTTGTACAGGTCAAGCATATGCCGTTCCTTGGCGATGAACGCGGCAATCCTCAGCTCAATCTGGGAGTAGTCGGCCTCGACGAAGGACCAGCCATACGGTGCACCGAACATGCCTCGGATGAAGGGGTCTCGAGGCACCTGCTGAAGGTTAACCCCCCTGAGGTCGGTACGACCCCCCACCTTCTCCGAGTCTTCCTTGCCTGAGCTCAGTCGCCCTGTGACCGTACCCGCCAACTTGAAGGTTGTGTGGACCCGGTGATTCTCGTCGTACATCTTCTCGTATGCGTTGAAGAACGAGCTCAGATTCTTCTGCCAGCCCACTCGCTCAAGCATGAGATCTACGGCAGGGTGACGGCCCTTGAGGTGAAGCAGAACTGACTCGGCCATACTGGGCTCACCTGGGTCACCATTCGGCTTCTCCTTGCCCCGTTCCATGACGGGGAGTTTGAGCCATTCGAACAGGAACCACCTGGCGAATCGACTGGCATTGTAGTTGATTTCGAGCTTCTTACGACCCTTGGAGTCAGTAGGCCATTCTTCTGAGTCTGGGTCGGGCAGGTATTCACCGAGTGCATCCTCGATCTGCTTGAGTTTAGCCTCTGCCTGAGGCTTTCGTTCCTTGAGTCGTTCGACATCCAACCAGATGCCTCGACGTTCCCCGTCGACCAGGTCTCGACTTGCCGGCATGTACAGCTTGGTGAGGATACGAAGCAGCCGAGGCTGCTCCATAAGTTCCTCCTTCAGCTGCTTGTACAGCAAATAGGTGTAGTAGGTGTCGAGGAAGTTGTATTCCAGCACCTCGTCCAGGGGATCCAGAAGCAGGTTCTTGGTGTCTCGACCCCAGGGTGCCACCCCCAACCTCGCCTGGGCATTGGGCTTCAACCCCTTAGCGATGTTCTCGTTCAGGAGATGGATAGCCAGCATGGTGTCGAACGTCTGGTTCATCACCACCCCGAAGTGCTTGAGCCAGCGGCAGTCGAACTTGCCGTTCTGAGCAACACCCTTGGGGATGCTCTCGAGAGCCGGCTTCAGGAACTTCAGCACCGACTTCCAGGTGGTCTGCCAGGGCGACTCAGGGTGATACAGGGGCAGGGCAAACCCAAAGATACGGGGCTTGTCATCTACAATTGCCACGCATGTACCAGCCAGGGAGATGATCTTTGCCCCGGGGTCGAATTCACCTAGGGGGTTGATGGTTGTCTCGACGTCGTAGCTGATCAGGTCCGACATCTCGAGGATCTTCTTCAGAGCCTGGAGCTGCTTCTTGGTCATGATCATCGACCACCGAGGTACCTTGACCCCGGTAGTCTTGCCCAGGTACTCATTGGCGAAGAGCCTAAGCTCGGCCATATAGCCCGGGCGCTGGCCGGGGTTGCGATTCACGGCCATTGGGGAGATCGTAGGGATGATGGTACGGCCGCCGCGCTCGAGGGGCTTGCCTCGATACTTGGTGATCCCAGATCGCCCAGTGGTCGCGAGCAATCCCTCATTGCCAAGGGCCAAGATGTGAGTCGGCATCACCTCGTCGATTTCCTGGTCAAGATATTGCCGGCAAACCTTGACATCTGCATTGCTAGCGTTGTCTTCCCAGTTCCGGCACTTCAGAGCCTGGGTGTAATACACCCGCTTAGGGTCCAGGCCCACCTCCTCTAGCTGAGATTCAATAGCCGCCTGATTCCGAGATGAGTTGGGCATCTTGCCCACCACCATGATCTCGGCATCCTTGGGGCCTGTCCCCATCACGCCTACGTCATCAGCATTCCTGTGCAGCTTGCAGTCCTTGCATCCGGGGTTATCCCTCATTGTTCCACCTTATCACTTCAAGACCTGCCTGGCCTAGCCTGAGGAGGCCCTGCATGTCCCTGTGCTCCTCGTACCAAACTACGCGAGCGATCCCGGCGTTGATGATCAGTCCAGCACAGGTCAAGCAAGGGACCCTCGTGGTATGGATCTCAGCGCCATCAGTTCCCACACCATACCGGGCGGCGAAAGCGATGGCGTTTGCCTCGGCATGTACCACGTTATTACATGGTTGCTGACTGAGGCAATCCGGCACATGCATCTTTTGGCCGGGGTAGTTCTTGCTAGTCCAAGAACCATTGGGGCATGTACACTGGTGGTCGCAGTGAGCCATGCCCGAGGGTGCACCGTTATAGCCACTCGAGAAACTCCGACCATTTCTCGAGACCACCGCCCCGACCTGAGCCCGGGTGCACGTGGACTTTTCTGCCCATGCAAACGCGGTCGTCATCAGAACTTGGTCGGTGGTGGGTCGACGGGGGATGGTCATTGGAGAGCCTCCAGGAGCCGTCGGTTCTGTTCGTTGATGAAGTTCATCGCCTGATATTTCACCAGAGGTCGATCCCCGTCGAAGATATGGAATGACCCGATGTGCATGGTAAGGTCACCCATACCCATAGCACCCTCAGACAGAACCTCCTCGACCCGGTCACGAACCCATTGACCCAATCGGATGGCCATGTAGACATCGTCGCGAAAATGCCGCATGAAGTCGCAGGCTCGTATGGTATAGCTGACGTGGAGTCGTCCCTCGCGGATCATGAAGTGGTAGCCGATGGTGCAGGGTACTCGCTCGCCGGCGGGCGCCCCAGTGTCTTCGGGAAACCACACAGGCAGATAGGCCTGCCTTGTCAGCGGCGACTTAACCAGCCGCCCCACCACATCGTCGAGGTCGCCGTACGTGAACCGGATGCCTTTGGTCTCGCACCATTCACCATGAGCACCCATCTGGCCTCGGCTCGCCTCCCAGTCGCCGGCATGCTTAGGCCAGAAGCGCTCGGGGTAGGTGTGGGAGAACTTGCCCTCCTCATCAGTGTGCTCGGCATGGCCAGCCTGAGCGAAAGGCCATGTCTTCGCGGAGGGAGGGGGATTGAGGGGCTTGCCCCCCACTCGTTCAAGGAAATGATCCTCAGCCCAGGGCAGATTGGGTGAGATTGCTGATTGCGCCTCATTGATCGAGTCGGGCATCCGAAGCTGCAGGACAGCTTCCCTGATTTCCCAAGTGACCTTTGACCGATCGCCCTTGATGTCGAGCCCTTGCCATTGCCCAACGTCGACGGGCCGGGCAGTCTCACCAAGAAAGTCCTGGTAAATCTGCCCGACCATGTCGGCGAAGGTCATGTTCTGGTAGACCTTCACGTCATTCTCCTAGATGTGAGCCCTGTCGAGCTCGAGTTCCCTGCCCTCAGCCTGCCAAGCAGATACCCAGTACTGCTGAAGAGACTCGTTTTCGGGGTTGTCCTGAGCCTCCCGGGCGGCCGCATCCGACTCGTAGACTGCAGCGATGGTTTCTATGCTCCAGCCGTACCAATTCAGAGGGCGGGGGTCAGCTGCCTGGGATACAGAAGATGCAGGTACAGTCGACGGGATGTTCTTCCTCGAGATCCCCATCGTAGTCCTCGAATTCCTCTTCATCACTCGTCGTCGTCATCCTCGTCCTCCACATCCGCAACGAAGTCGCCGCCGTACTTGACTCCCAGTGGCATCTTGATGGGGGAGAAGTCGAGGTCGGACATCCACACCGAAGGCAGCGGCGGGTAAGCCTTGAAGAACTCCTTCTCCTCCCCCTTCTTCTCACCCACCTTGTAGTACGACCAGCCTTCGAACTCCTGGGCCTTGTCGTACCCCAGTACCTCCGTGTGCCACCGTCGACGGATTCGTCGGTAGGTGTTGTACGTCATGTCGCCGTACGTCTTGCCGTCGCGGTCCTCGATTCGAACTTTCTTCAGCCACCCCCGAGTCATGGCGATGGCCGGCGACTCATTGATGGTCGCAATGTCATCCATGCTCAACTTGCTGGGGCCGGCGGTCAGCCACCGACGGTAGATGCGTCGGAGTTCGGGATCGGGATGGCAGAGCATCCAAGCCATCGACTTGAAGTTGTGCCACTGGATTGCCTCGTTGTACCAGAGGAACGAGATATCCTTGACGTCGATGCCCATTTCGTGGGCCAGGTACTTGCCCGCCATCCAAGCGACGCTAAGGTCGAGGGCGCCGATGTAGCCGAGGTAGGAGGTGCGGGAGTGGAGGGTGATCTGGGGCTTGGGCTTGGCCTTGTAGCTCAGCGTCAGCATGCACGAGCCCCAGCGTCGTGTCTCCTTGTTGGTGTGGCCGGTGGCGGCCCCGCCCCTCGGTTTGACGACATTGGTACGGAGGACGGCGATGCCGCGGCCCTTAGTCCCGATCTTAGTGGTGCACTGCTCGATCCAAGCCTGCAGCTGTTCCGGGTCGAGGTACTGACGCACCATCATGGACCAACGCGACTTGGTCAGCCAGTACGTCTTGAGGTCCATGTCCCAGTCCATGGTCTCGGCGTAGCCCATGACGTTGTGGATCTGGACATCCACGTTGGAGATAACGTCGAGCTCCTCGTCCTTGGCATGCACCAGCGAACAGATCATCTGGGTATGCAAGTCCGTCATGGTTGATGCTTTGTAACTTCTCACTAAACCCTCCCCGCAATAGCGGTCATGAAGAAGGCGAAGGCCGCCGCCCCCCAGGCCATGAAGACCAGGAAGATGGCAGCGGCCACCGTCTGCACGGTACGGGCCCTTTCACGAAGATCAGCCCTTCGTATCGGGCTCACGTATCGCATTGTTTCCCCTCGTTTGATGCTAGTAGGTGCCGGCGATGCGGGTGTTGTTCTTCTGGTGCATCCGGAAGTAGGCCCGGTGGAGATCCTCAGCGGAGATCCCGGCGGTGATGCACAGCTCGACAAAGAAGTGGAATGCGTCGCCCATCTCGTTGACGAAGGCCTCGTGGTCGGTCGGGATCTCCGTCTGCTTCCAGGGCTTGAGCTTCAGCTCCTGCATAGCCTCGGCGAGTTCCCGAACCAGGTAGCCGAACAGCTCGTGGATGCGAGCCTGGACCTGCCGGTTGTCGAGGTCGCCTTCCATGTCGGGCTCCACCGCCCAGCTGAAGTTGCCCACCTCGCGGTCGTGGTACTTCGCCATGAGGTGTCGCTGCCCCTCGAAGATCATCTCGAGAGCATTGACGGTCGGCTTGTCAGCCGTGGTGACTGCGAGGCCGGCGCGCTGCCGAGCCGAGTCCTCCGACGTCTGACCGGGAATGAATGCCTTCTGCGCGGGGCTGGGGGAACTGAACTCGGTCACTGTGTGGAACCCTTTCTTCGATCTGGAACTGAACCCAACCGGCCAGGTCATCGAACCTGGTGGTTTCGTAGTTGTACAGCCGCCCCACACCTCGAGTGAAGTCGAGGGTGGCCCGGTTGACGTAGGCCGCGTAGATGGCCGCGATGTGACCCGCCACCACCTGATTGTCCGTCTCGACCATCGTCACATTGCGACGAACAGTGCGGATGTCAGGCAGGCAGTAGATGATAACCGGCTTGCAGCCGTAGAACAGCCAGAGCTGCTGAGACATCCAGGTCAGGTCGCAGAACTTCGGGTCCTGTCGACTCTTGAGGATGGGGCCATAGATCGGCTCCGAGATCAGCCGGTGACGATCGAAGATCGTGGGCTGAAATCCTCTGGCGACGTTGTCTTCAGTCCACTTCACCAGGTCAGTCATGGCGGTTGTGTCGGAGGCAACCACCTTGTCGGCAACCGGCAGCTTCAGCTCCCTTGCCAACTTACCCACTAGTTGGGTTTTTCCAGCCCCGTCGGGCCCTTCCACGATAATCACAGCGTAGTATTCCTCCTCGGTCGGGGCGGTATGTAAAGATCGTATATCGCCAGGGCTTTTGTCGTCAATGACCAGGTCAAGGCATCATTCTCGCAAGAGCCTTTCCGGCGAGGTCATGATGGCCTTGGCAACGTCACCATCCTCCTGTAGCGTCTCGTAGAGCAGTTCATCAACGGTATCCTTGGCGAGCAAGTACATGTACGTAGTACCCACCTTGGACAGGGCGATTCGATCCTCGAACTGCTGGTATTGAACGTAGCTAGGAGTTAGGCTGTACCAGATGCAGATCGATGCGGTTGAAAGGTCGATGCCCTCAGCTGCAGCCGCCGGCTGCGCGACGAAACAGGCTGGCCCGCTATGCTTTCGGAAGGTCTCGATGGCGATGTCGCGGTCTCGGCGCTTCACCCCACCCCTTACGACGAAGCAATCAACCTTGAGCTTCTTACAGATCTCCTGGACAGCCGCAATGTCACCCACGAAGAGAGCCCCAACTACGACCTTCTCATCCGCCTCGAACAGGTCGCTCAGCAGATCGGTCATGACATCGTACTTCTCCCGTCCCACACGAACGAGGCGACCGTCGGGGTAGTCACTGGTCGGCTCGGTCTTGGCCAACCCCGATGTAATTTGCCGCAACCTAAGAGTCTGTACTAGGGAGATCGAAGCGATGGTCAGCTCACCTGTGTGGATCTTGGCGACCATTTCACTAGCCATCTGGTCGTAGTACGGGGCCGACTCATCCAACTCGATGGGGATGATCTGATTTGTACGCGGCGGCAGATCGAAGCAATCCTCTCGCTGGATGGCGAAAGCATCTTCGTGGATGAGCTTATGTAGACTGTCCTCGTTCTGATTGCGGATCCACTTGGACCAACCCCCCATGTCCCTCCAGATACCGTAGGTGGATTTGAAGGTGCTGAAGGTCATCGGGAATCGCTCGGGCCACAGGAACTTCCACTGCGACCAGATATCGAAGATCCGCTTCTTCTTGGTGACAACCGTACCAGTCATGATGACCCGATAGTCTGCCACAGGGCCCAGCTTGTGAAGCATCCGAGCCTTGACCGCGGTAGGCGACTTGATGCGATGAGACTCATCCAGGGCGATGATGTGAGGCTGCCATCGCTGGAAAGCTTTCAGGATGTCATATCGACCACCCCTTCGCCGAGACCGACGCTTGTTGCCGTACTCATCGGTTTCGATGATCGCCCCTGGTGTGGAGAGGGCATCGTAGTTGATGATCACCCAGTCCATGACATTTTTGCCATACCCGGGCAGGGTAACCCCCTTCTTTCGGGCGGTCTTATCCCAGACTGTGACCCGTGAGGGGTAGGGGCAATGCGTGGCGATCTCTCGTTCCCACACCCCGATGACACTGAGTGGACAGAAGATCAGGATCCGCTGAGCCTTGCCGGCAAGATGGAGGCAGGACGCGTAGTCGATGAACGTCTTGGTCTTGCCCGTTCGAGGAGCCATCAACAAGGCCCCGCCGAAGCCGGTACCCAGTAGCGTCTTAATGCCCGCAACCTGGTGTCGGTACGGTCGAGTCTTGAAGCGGTACTTGGTGCTCATGCCCTTCCTTCTGCCATACCAGGTACGTGATACCCGGTGAATTCCCGCATAGCCATGCTTGACCTTGTCGGGTACAAAGAACTCAGTTTCCACTACCTGGCTCTTTTACCGCGAGGTACCAGGAAGTCTCGACCCTGAGCGTACTGAGGATACTGTGAGAATTGAGCGGTGGTGTAACCCCACTTCCTCATCATTATCCGGTTCTGCATCCCGGCCCGGCAGGCCTCGCACCGTCGTACACCCGCCGGCCGCTTCTTGAAGAAGCGAGGCTTGTACTGTTTACCGAACTTCCGGCAGACCCACCTGACCCTGTACTCTGGGGGCCTCCACTTGGTAACTAGGACATAACTCCAGTCCTTGTCGACCAGGTGAACCACCTCGGCATTCGGTGAACCGCTCATACCATAACTCACGTGGAAGATGAGTGGTACTTGCATTACTACCTGCCTTTCTGATGCTGTAGTTTATCACTCCAAGGCGGGCCGGATCAACTACCCCGGCCCACTCAGAGAGAATGAAGTCAGCGCCACTCATCTTCTGGCAGTGACCGAGCAGTACGGACCTTGCCCGTGAGCTTGTCCTTGATCCAACGTACCGACAAGAACAGATCCAAGTACTTCGCGGGTGTACCCTCGTCGTCGAGCATGTTACGAAGAGTCTGGGGCGATCCTGACCGAGGGCGACGGCATTGAGGGCAGAGCCACCACCCAAACTTCGCTCCCCTTACCGACTCTGTGGATCTAATCTCGCATCCACACAAAGCCCCGGGCTTGGAGAACATGGCGACTACGCGCATGCCCTTACCGGCAAGTTCGGCAGCATCGATCTGCGCGCGCATACGGTCTGCACCGTCGTTGTTGTCGAGCTCCACTAGCAAATATCTAGCCATGGTGATCCCTGTCGTGATGGGCGGTGATGAGGCAATGCTATATGCTGCGCGCGAGGGGATCAATGTTCTCGTAACCGCCTGGCCGCCTTGACGATGCCCGACGAGAAGGATATATTCTTACCCATCACCGCCCATCGAAGGGCGACCGATGATACCCAACTTCCTTACCTAGGAGAACCCAATGGCTGCCGCCGCCACTCGCACCCGCCGCGCCACGACCAAGGCCACCAAGCCGGAGCCGGTCGAGGAGGAGCCCGAGGAGCTGGAAACTGACGACGAGCTCGAGGAGCTCGAGGAGGACGAGGTCGAGGAGACCAAGCCCGCCTCCAAGAAGTCTTCCAGCACCCCCGAGGTGACCTTCGGCATCCGCGACCTCATCGCCCACATCAAGGCCGAGACCGGCCAGGACACCGACCCCCGGTCGCTGCGCACCCTGATCCGCAAGATGGCCCGCGACGAGTCCGGTCGAGTCAACCGCGAGATCACGCCGGGCAACCGCACCCGCTACGACTGGGCCGGCCCGAACGACCCCGAGGTCGTCGCCATCCTCACCGCCTTCAAGAACGGCGAGCTCGAGGCCGAGAAGCAGGCCAAGCTCACCGCGCTGAAGGAGCAGAAGGCCGCCAAGTCCGCCGCCAAGAAGGCCGCTTCCGCCAAGACCGCCGAGGTCGAGGAGGACGACGAGGAGGAAGAGGCACCGGCCAAGCCCGCTCGCCGTACTCGTCCGGCCGCCAAGAAGGCTGCTCCGGCCGCCCGCCGGCGCAAGGCTCCGGAGCCCGAGGTCGTCGAGGACGACGAGGAGCTCGAGCTCGACGAGGACGACGAGTAGTCACCCCCTCACCCAGTACCGAGCCCGACCCCTAGTTCCCGGGAGTCGGGCTCTCGGGTGTATCGCCAAGTAAGGCTTTGGCTATTGCCTTGGCAATTTCAGGATGGTATACTTGAGGCATGGTCAACGAGCACACCTATTACGCAGATGGTCACCCCGGTGGCCCTCGAGGACCCCGTAGACCATCCATCATGCGGTATCGCACCCGAGCGATCTGCGGCAGACAACTACCAGAGGGATACATCGACATGGCGAACACAGGGCCCAAGCAGCCGCCTAACCCGGGCAAGCCTCCGGGCCAGGGTCCGGGCAAGCAGGGGCCGATTCCGCCCGCGCCGCCGAAGAAGTAACAACCCCAAGCCGAGCTCGGGCCAGTACCCCCATGCTGGCCCGGGCTCCTTGGCGTGAAGTTTTAAATGCCGGCATGGCCTTGACGACCCATCAACGGATCTGATACTTTACTGCTACGCCGCCCCAATCGGGGGCTGCGATGACCGAGGAGATTCACATGGCCAAGGCCACCATCGCCCAGCTCAAGGCCTTCTTCGAGGCCGACGGGGGTCGCAAGATCTCCATGGCCGAACTGAAGGAACTGAAGGCCAGCCGCGACGGCCGCGATTACGACGAGGTCGCCAACGGCCTGGGTGACGGCACCCTGACCTACTGACCTTGCTCACCTTGGGCCCCGCTTCGGCGGGGTCTCTTGGTGTTGCCTTGCCCCAGTAGGCCGGGAGTGGTATACTAGGCTTACCAACGAACGAAGGGCTCCACACCATGCAGCTGACACCGGCACTTGCCGCATATCTCTTCAAGATCGGGCAGAAACTGCACAAGGGCGAACGCGTCGAGGCTTTGATGAAGTGCCCGGAATGCGACACATTTACCCACCGCTTCACCGAGGAGGAGGCTGATCGACACGTCACCATCACCCAGCGGATCTGGAACAACAACGGCCGATACAAGGACATCGAATACACCGTAGTGGGTTGCGAGGGCTACTGGGTAGTCAACCCCGACACTTTGGGCATCACCATGCCGAACTGGACACCGCTCTACGAAGTAGTGAAGAAGCAGCGAGCCGACGGCGAATGACAACCTCGGCCCCGAAAGGGGCCATCGTTGTGTGTGGGGTATAATGACTGTCCCCTTAAGTCCCTAATCATCGGGCTATTTGATGCGCCTCATTCATCGCACCCTCTATGCCGACCTCATCAGGAGTCTCCGTACAGCCTTCCAAAGATGAATTATCGCGCCCATCGTGCATCGATCGATTGATTACAAACACAAAGATACCCCCTCCCAGCAGGGCCACTTAACTGGGAGGGGGCAGTCTTATACCGCAGTCGCAGTCCACATGACGGGGATGCTGCTCCAGGCTGCGGCGGATCCATTGGTAGCTACGTTCAGGTCGAAGCCGGTAGTAGTAACGTTCAGCGCTCGGCACATCCAGCCGATCGTGGAGCCTGCACCAGAGTTAATGGTGATAGCTACGTTGGGGATCGACGGGAAGGTCTGTCCGAAACTCACCGAAGTACTATTGCTGGTGGTGGAGGCGAAGGTGATCGTGGCAGTACCAGTAACCTGAGGTCGATACCTGATGCTACTACCAGTCTGGGTCAGATTGCCAGTCACCGAGGCATTGCCCAGGACTGAGAGATCGATGGCAACGATGAGGCTGTCGTCGGTCTTCAGTGCGTTGGCGCCGGAGCGGTACAGGTTGGTGTCTCGGGTGGCGTTGCCCGGGCCCCATTCATTGAGGCCGTCGATGTATAGGCGGTATCGGTCGAAGCTGTCTCCGGTTACGAGGCTTCCGAAGGCAACATTGCTCGTTGCCGCCCGAGCTACCTTGTAGGCCATATTCAGCTGGAGACCCTCCGAGGCCACTCGAGTCATGATCGTGTCGACTGCAGTGCTACCGCCGGGCCCCCATGACAGGGTGCCATCAGCACCCACCGTGAGACGGCTGACGGTATCACCGGTGACTCGGTAGTTAAATACTACCGTACCTGCTGAGGCAGCCTGGCTGATGGGGGCAGCCGAGAATGTCTTGACTCCGCTGACGGTCTGAGCGCCGGTAAGACCTACGAAGTTGTTGTCGACGTAGTCTTTCCTGGTCAGGTGACCCGCTGCTGTGGGAGCAGCTACGGTACTGATGATCTGACCGTCGGTGGTAAGAATGCCCACGGCAGTCCGCGATAGACTGACATCAGCAACGGCGTTGCCCGGCCCCCAGCTAAGCCCACCAGCCACCGTGATAACCAGCCGGGGAGTGGTATCTGCCGGGATCGAAGACGCATAGGCCTTGTCCGCTGAGGCCGCACTCTGGAGGGAAAGCAGGGGGTTTGCCGGCGAGCTGGCAGTCTGTTCCAAGAACAGTACCACTTCATCAGCTACAGACTTGACGCGGCCTCGATGGGTAGCGGGAGTAACTCCCACACCGAAGCGAGCAGTTTGTACTGAGGTGGTGAAGTTCTTGGCTCCCGCGGCAGACTGGCCCGAGGTAAGGTCCAAACCATCATGCGTGTGATCTTGGCGAGCCAACTTGGTGGATACGCCTACGGCACCGGTGCCTACTGAGGGGGGTGCAGCTGATGCCAGGTCCAGCTGAGCTGAGGGTATTAGACCGCCTGAACTTAGTGAAGCCACCCCACTGGCCGCACCCACCAAGGTCATAGCTACATAGGTGGCACTCAGGTCGGGTATCTGAGCAACTGGGACCTTGGTACTGCCGTCGAGTGAGGCTACCCCGCCAGCCGCTCCTCGAGCTGACGTCGGCAGCGCTCCAACGTCAGCAGCGTTCAGTACGATGGTCGAGGTTGTGTACCCGTTTACAGAGCTAACCACGCCTGGTACACCCTGAGGCCCAACCACCGGTATGTAGGTGGGGGCTACCTCAGTGGGGGTGATGTCGGCTAGCTCGACAGTAGCTCCGCTGTTGTAGGGCAGAGCAATGTTGTAAGTACGGGGTCGCTGACCAATGATCTTCTCAGTAACCGTGTACAGCCAGTCAGGCGGGTTTTCAGTGCCCTGGCCAGTGGATACCAGGTCGATGGTGAACTCGCCGTTGACATCCAGTGTTGCCGTCTCGGTGCCGGCGAGGATAAGGTTCTCGACCGGGAAGGTAACAAAGGAGGGATTCGGCGTGAAGCTCAAGGTGCCCTGTAGCGGAGTGCCGGTCTCATCGGGTTCTACGTAGAGGCCGTGCAGAGTAGTAACATCGAGGCCCTCGGGTGTGGGCATCATCCCTCCTTGGGGTGAACAGGGGCGGGGCGGAGACCTGCTTGGTCAACCTCACCCCGCCCCCGATACTAGCCGACCTGGTTCTTGTTGGGCACCGCGTAGACCAGGCCCCAAGCTGCCAGCACCGCGATGGCGATGGTAACTCCGTCAGTCGGGTCGAGGACTCCGTCCTGGATGGCGGTGACTGCAGCAGTAGCTCCTGCAGCCAGGCCTGCCACCAGTGACTTGGCCATGGCAGAGATCTTCATGGTGTTCTCCCTTGTAGTGCCGGACTTGTTACGCCCGCCAGACCAGTCCTCGAACCAGCCGGTAGGTGACCTTGGCGTCGCTGTCGGCCATGACCTCGAGCTTGAGCTGCTCTCCCGAAGCCAGGTCGCCGGGTCGAGTGAAGACCGCGTTGAGGATGCTATCCACACCGATGGTGCCCCCATCCTGGGGCAGGTCTGCGGAGGGCCGGTTCGTAGCCATCGTCAGGTCCTGGAACCGGCCGGTGACTCGAGTACCGGGCATGCCGGTGATCTGAACGTAGCAGGCGACTGTGTACTGGCATGCGCCCTGCAGGATCGCCGAGTCCTCGGCCATCTTGAGCATCGTCCACTCGCCGGCCTTCAGCGAGGGGCCGTCGGCCTGGATCTCGGTGAGCGTGGTGGGCAGCATGTCGGGGTCCTCCTGGGGGGCGGGTTCTTGCCTGCCGGCGAGGGCCATCAGGCTGTCGATCTGGATGTTGCCCGGATCGCCGTGGGTGTTCTCGGGAACATGCATGTGACCGCATACCCCCTTGAAGGCATTCCACTGCGCGAAAGTCATGCGAGCGGAACTGTCAGCGTTGCCCGACTGAGGGTACGGCAGCCAGGTCTTCGCAGCCACGAGGGGCACGTTGTGGTTCTGGTTCATCCACCACAGGAAGTCCGCCAGCTGCTTGAGTGCCCAGTCGGGGGCCTCGGGCCAGAAGATGTGAGCTCGGCCCGCTGAGGTCCACTTCGCGTGGGTGGCCGGGTCGCAGGTGCCGACGAGTTCCACCTGGCAGACGTTGTTGGTGTTGGTTTCCACCCCACCCCGAAGGTTGACCAAAGCTCGAGACGAAGTATCGATGTCGAAGTGCTGGTACCACTTCAGCTTCTTAGCTCCGAAGTCGGGCACCGCGGTGAGGTTCGGGGCGACCGAGCCACCATTGTAGTCCGGCAAAGTACTGCCCTCGGTGGTGTGGAGGCATACGACATTCACCTCCATGCTGTCACCCCCGAAGTTGTCCTGGTACCAGGCGGCTTTGCTGGCCCCCGGGTACGTCTGTGGCCCTGTACTAGTCACTGACCTTCTCCTTCCTGTGATTGATCTTCCACACCAAGCGGGTGTGGTGAATGAAGGCGATCGAGACGAGCAACCAGAGCATGGCTTGGATATACCGAAGCCAGTCCACTCTGGCACCAAAGTCACTGAGCGTTAGAGCTACGGTGATCACCCCAGTCAAGCAGATAGCCGCTGCCTTGAGGATGACGAACCGACCGATGCGCGAACGAAACCAGCCTCCGTAGAGTGTCCAGACAACAATGTAGGAGCCGGCGGTCACCATAGCCATAGCACTGCCGATGCCGTTGGCTATTTGACCCCCGGTCATTCCTTGCCTCCCTGGATAGCCTTGGTAATTACCTCGGCATAATGGTTCTGCTCGTTGAAGTTACCAAGCTTAGACATGAGGGAGTTTATCTCCCCCCACCTAGCGGTAACCTGCCTGAGTTGACTCTTGCTGTCCTTCAGCTCGAGCGCATCTTTGTCTCGTGTGAGGTTTACCTTGCGTCTACGGAGAGGCCACTTCATCGTGACCTCCCTCATTCCTGCTGGTAGCTGCCTCATGGAGACTCACGAGTACCTTTTCCGTCGTGTACCCCACACGAAGAAGTGCCGTGTTCTGCGCGAGGAGTTCGGCATTGGTTTTCTGGAGGTTGCCGATCGTCTGATCTTTGTCCCTCATCCGATCCTCGTGAATAGATCTGGGGATCAGAGCACCCTTGAGAAGCATCAACACGGCGATGGCTAGGATGGCAGTTGCCCCGATGGGTGCGATGGGCAGGGCAGTTATATCCATGTTTCCCCCAGTAAGCCCGCCGGCGAATTGCTACTCATCCTGTTCCGACGAGGCGTGGTCCTTCTGAGGCACGCCGTCCTGTCGACCCGACGCGGCCAGCAGTCGTTCGTTCTCCTCCTTCAGCCGCCCGTTCTCGTCCTGCAGCTGAGTCAAGGCGGCCTGGTACAGAACTACCTGCTCCTGAAGATGACTCTGTGTCTCGGCCAGCAGCTTCCGGTAACCCTGGTTGACGAGATTGGGATCGACTTGGATGTCCATAGCATTCCTTCCGATGACGTTACTCGCTCGAATAATATCACCGGTTGCTCAAATTTCGACCCCCAGCTATTCCCGTGACAGGTCCGGCAGGGTAACTGTGATCGGCTGAAGTGCCCGAGTCATCTTCTCCGCTGCGCTTCGTCGCTTCAGGTCCGCAGTGTAGACGGAGGGCAAAGCCCCGTACCGATTGACCCATCGCCTAGTGTCGAAGTGTTCCTTGAGTTTAGCCAACCTATCAGGGTCAGACCGATGACCTTTCCGTATCTTATCCAGAGGCTTGCTGCCCTTGACCTTGACGCTGACACGAGACTTCTTCAATCGAGCTAGATGAGCCTCGCGAGCCTGGGTTGTACTTTCCGCCGAGGTTACTACCTGGTCATCATCCTCGTGCTTGACCGTACCAGTAACCGGGTCTTCCACCATGGGCAAGTGCTCTTCATGAAGGATGATCTCGAGGATAGAATCTATGTCAGCCGGGTCGAGGCCGTACTCAGCTGCTCGGTTATCGATGATCTCCTGAGGCATCAGATGACCCATCTTCAGCCCATTCTCCCTATTCATGATCACCAGCCAGCAAGGGGTACCGCCGACCAGCCGCTCCTGGACTTCGGCTATCTCAAGTTTCTCGGCCATTGGATCCCCTATACTCGGAAGCACCAGAAGTTCACCCGCATGGCCTGAGTGTTGTTCCACGAGACTGTAAACCCGGTTGTGCTGGAAGCAGACACCCCCCATACTGTGGGTGTACCTGTGCCGTAGTTTGAAGCTTGGCAGGTTACGATCGGTACCGGAGCGCTGTCCATCGTTGTACCGTAGGAAAGTACCATAGCAGCAATTCCGCTCAGCACCACAGAACCTGTGAAGATTCCCTGAGCCGGATCAGCCGCCACATAGTTTTCCCATTTCCCCATGTGGTAAGTCTTACCCGAGGAGAAGTCAAAGAACTGAGCGACTGACAGGTCAGTGTCTTTGAAACCCACCCTAGCTTCTACGTCATTGCCCCAGAAGAAGCCGCCCTGAACCCCGCCCTTATTAAAGCCGGAGCTATACTCATCCTTGGTCGCCCAGCTGTAACCACCAAAGGAAGTCTGGTCGCTGAAACGAACCACCTGCTGGTATACACCCACGTTGGTGATGAATACCCGACTCTGTACTGGTGTGGCACCAGAGTTAAACGTACTGCCGAATACACCAGCACCAACCTCACCACCGCCGGCGTCGTAGCCATTGATAGCGGAGTACTCACTACCCGAGGTTCCGTAGAATCTGATTTCAGGCAGATAAGTCGAGGTGGGATTGATCTCGATCCGCTTGCCGGCGGTACCAGACTTCAGTTGACCAATGATGGTAACTGAGCCATCTGACCCAGCGAAAGCTACGGTCTGTACGTTGGCAGCATTCCAGAGACCAAAGCCCCCAGAGTTGAGTTCCGCCCTAGCCCCGGTGTTAGCAGTCTTGATCCGAGCGGATACTGTGATATCAGCAGTCAGGGTACCCACCGTGAGTTTACCCGCACTGACGTCAGCTATCTTCGCGTTGTTAACCGCGAGATCAGCTATCAGAGCCGTGGTAATAGCTGCCTGCTGGATCAGCAGGGTATCAATTTGCTTCCTGACCTCGACCGCATCGACCCAGATGGTCCCCAGAGTTCTAGAAGTAGTGATGATCCAGATCTCCGCCTTCACTGAGTTGGCAGGTGCGACCTGGGATGTTCCGGTGACTCGAGAATGCCACAGGTTATCCTTGGCGGTGAAGCCGTTGTCAGTAAGGGTATAGAAGACGTTGTTGACCGCGCCCGTGTTGTCCAGATATTGCCCGCTCTTGTCGACCCACTTGATGGCCAGGGTCATGAACGAGCCAACTGGCACATCACTTGTTTGGCGATAGTCGGCAGCGCCGAACACTCGCTCCCCAGGCTTGACCGGAAGGCTTCCCTGAAGCAGTATCGACTCACTCGAGCTGCCGGCCCAGGCGTCACTTCGCAGAGACCAGGTGCCATTGGATGAGGTGGCATTATCGAAGGTCAGGTGTTGAATGCCGATCAGCGTGGTTCGACTGGCCCGAATGTCCGAGATCTCGAATGTACCGTCGTCGATGATATTGCCCACGTCGCTGAACGCGGTCTGAGTCAAACCAACCTGACCAGTACCAATCTCGGTTGACACCACCTGCTTGAGCACGGTGTGGGAGGTACTTGTAGTGTCTGATGCAGCACTGCGGTTACCAGTCGTATCCACCGCAACAAGCTTGACCCAGTACTCGGTACCATAACTGAGCCCTGATGTAAGGGTAGTAGACAGTACCCCCGGGGGCAGGGTATCCTTCTTGGTGCCAACTGAAGGAGTGAAGTCTGAGGTGGAGACATGAACCTCCACACCAGCCAGGTCGACAGGCTGAGGGTTGCCCAAGTAATCCAGGCCGCTCCAGGTCACCCTCAGGGTACCCACGTTGCTAGTAACCGTAGGCGAGGCCGGCTTGTTGGGGGCGATCGTGTCGCCAACCAGGGTGTATGAAACTACATCCGACCAATCACCGGGGTTGCCCCAGACATCCAGCCCTCGAACCCTGACCCGAACCCCCGCACCCGGAGTGAGGTTCAGGAATTCAACCAGGGTGGTGTCTTCTTCTACTCGCTGAGCTGCTCGCCACTGAGAGTCCGTGGTGTATTGCCACTGTACCTGGTAGTAATCCAGGTCAGTAAGGTCAGCACCATCCTCATCGGTGATCAGCGGATCCCAAGACACAGTCAGGGTGTCTCTAGGTATGCTGTTGACGAAGTATGTACCTGAGAGGGGTATGACTCCCGTGACCTTGCCCGGAGCTATGCCATCATTCTTCGGCGCAGACCCAGCGTTGGTGGTACCGTTCTCGATGTTGTTGATAGCACTATTGACCTGGCTCAACTGGGTGTTGAACAGCCAGTTCATGCTAACTGAGCCGCTGACGGTGCCATCAGCAGCAACCGATATTACCCACTGCAGAATGCGGAATCGTTCTACTCCCACACCCACATCAGTGAGAGCCCAGTCGCCGATGTTGAAGTTTGTTACCGGTCGAGGGTTGTCCTCGGTCTCGAAATGCAGGCCATGAGTAACCTCCATCTGAGGGGCCTTAACCCCCTTGAGGTAGCTCTTGCCGGCAAGCTCGAGCATGGAGGGTCGACCCCAGAAGCTGGTCCACTTGGCGGAACCAGTCGAGTGCATGGATTCTCGACGACCATAGGTGGCAAGTGCCGCTGAGTCACTTACCTCCTGGTAAACCGTGTTGTCAGCCCCTGATACCAGGACTGCAGTAGCCAGCCCCTTGGAGTTGATGTTCCGCGGCGACTCCTGTATGTCTCGACCTTTGCGGAAGTGCAACGGAGAAGTTCCGACCGATCGATCCACGAACATGAGGTCTGTATCCCAGACCTTGATGACGCGGCCATCACACTTGAACTCGATGTAGCCATCAGCATTGAGTTCCTTGAGCACATCCAGGTAGTTCTTGCCGATGTCAACTACCATGTCAGTGTGGTAGGTCCAGGCGTTGCCCGCCGAGTCATGACTGCCGTTGAAAGACCAGGTGTACCCGGTCATGGCCCCTCGAGCCTGAGCCTTGGTGAAGAGGTCATTGAGCATGTAGCCCGCCGTGGTATTGGAATACCCGACAGCCTTCGGCTTCTTCAGTACTTGGCCAGGCACCCAGTTAGCTGGGTATACGATGGCATCTGCCAGCTTGCCCACGGCAGTTCGGGCTGTGAACTCCCAAATGGCATTCTGCTCGGCATCGTCGGCGTTGTTGCCCTTGACCGCCTCGATGAGCGACCGAAGCTCGAGGATCTCCACACCATTCATGGTGACGGCTATCTCGATGTCTTCGTGCAGCAGATTGAAGTTGACCCCCTTCTGGGGGTAGTTGAACTTGATCGTGCCCGCGTCGCAGTACACCGGGCTCATATCGATGGCGGTGAAGTCCGGCAGAAACTGCTCGAGGGTACCATCGCCGGCTACGGTCCTCAGCATGAATACAGGCGCAGTAGCCATGTTATCCCACCAAGTACTTTCGTCGGGCGGTCACATTCACCTTCGAGGTACCGCCTACGCTGCCTACCATGGTAACCTTCATCTGGGGGTAGCCACCAACCGGTCCCGGGCTAAGCACCAGGAATCGAGAAGCGCCCGTGTGGAACATCTTGGTGTAGTCTACCACCAGGCCGCCCGAGCCAGTCAGTTTCCATGTTCCACAGTCCACGGTGAGCTTCTGACCGGTAGCTATGGTTCCACTGTAGGTGAAGTACAGAGGATCGTCCATGGCTCCCCCGTTGTACCTAGCCTCGACTGTAACACTCGTGCAAGGGCCGGAGACCACCAGGATTGCATCCTCGATCGGGGCGGTAGTACCACTCAGCTGAACCAAGTCCCCGTTGAAAGTATTGGAGACATCAAAGCTGATCGTGGATACATCTTCCCAGAATACCGAAGGCACCTTCAGCGCTACGGTGAATGTAGCGAAAGGATATTCACCTCCAGCAACGGTTGTGAAGTCCATCGCTTCGGTGCACTCTGCCATGACCCTGCGCTGACTACCATCCGGCAGGGTGTGAATCACCGACAGCAATCCCGCACCAGGGCGGAACAACTGGGTGAGGGTATTCACGTTCTCGAAGAAGGTATCTCGACTGATGTTGTTGCCATCGTCGTCGCTACCTCGGACCCACATGGGCAGGATGACCTGTCCCTCTTCGTATCGCTTGTTGGGCGTACGAATGGTGCCGTGTCGACTGGGCACCGTGATGTTGTCAGTACGAAGACCCGGCGCCCGAAGACGACCGGTCAACGACTTGATGTTCTTGGCAAGCGTGTTGAGTACTACCCCATTGACGGTGAGGGTCTCGGCAGTCGTGGTTGTCACAGTGCCCCCATGTCTGAAAGTTGCCTGAGCTTCCGTGCAGTCGTATCGGAAGCTCGTTCAGCAACCGGATTGTTGACCGTCACATTGATGTTCTTCGTCACCAGGGACGATCCCTGAGCTGTTGCGGAAGTACTCGATGGCGAGCCCTTCATTGAGGTCGAGCCGATCAAGCTCGCTGAGGTCGGGAAGATGGTATTGCTAGCCGCGGTCAGCACCGCTGCCTGATTAGCCATGGATCGGGTCATGGCAGTCAGAGTACTGGTGTTCAAGCCCACCGCAGCCTTAGCCGGGTTGACTTCGGCGATGGTACCGGCCATCTGCTTCATCTGACGGACATGATTACCGAGTCGCTTAGTTTCTGTGTCAGTAACGTCGGTGATCGCCCACATGGCCCGCTCGATATACGAGGGCGAGTGAATGCCGAGGCCTTCCTTGAAGCCATCCCAAAGACCCTTGGCAAAGTCCTTGGCTGCGTTCAGTGCCGAGCTGATCATGTTCTTGAATGCCATGATGGTGTTCATGACTGCGCCGTAGGCAGCACCGGGCAGTCGCTGGAACCAGCCGACTATGCCATTGTATACCTGAGAGCCCATGTTCTTGGCCCAGGCCACGGTGGCATTGCCAGCACTAACCGATCGGTTCTTCATGTCGACAAAGAAACCGTAGACTCGACCCGGCAGCTTCTGGAACCAACTGACCACGGCATTGTAGGTGTTGACTAGCCAGGTCTTAGCCGAAGCCAGGAAGTTGTCCCAAGAGGCCTGGGACTGGTTCTTCATGCTAACGAAGTAGCTAACCACTCGACCGGGCAGCAACTGGAACCAGGTCACTACAGCATTGTAGGTACTCACCACCATGTTGACTACAGTCATGGTGAAATTGACCGCAAATGTTGCTATGAAAATTGCCATCTGGCCGAAGGCATTGCCTATAACCCCCGGTAGCGCGGTGAAGAAATTTACCACCGCATTGTAGGAGGCTACCCCCCAGTCCCACATGGCCTTTACGGCCATGATGGTAAATCGGACTATGAGGCCCAGTGAGAAGCCAAGACCATAACCGATGTAGTACGGCAATTTGCCGATGAAATCCAGTACAACAGCTACGGCCTTAGCCGTGAATCCGCTGATAGCCCCAGGGATAGCCTTGAAGAAATTCGAGATCTCATCACCGAACCGCCTCCACACCAAGATGATGATGCCGAACGGCCCAGTAAGGATCGCCAGCAGGATATCCCAGTTTTTCTTCACCCAGGCGAGGCCGACCGCGAAAGCCGCGGTTATCTCGGACCACCGATCGGAGAACCACTTCGGCAGGGTCTTGAACCAATCGACCACTACCATGAAGCCAGCCTTGATGGCCGAGCCCAGCGAATTGATCGCGTTGCGGAAGGTCTCGGATCGCTGGTAGAGAATGTAGAATGCGATGCCCAAGGCGACCAGCGCAGCGACAACCCAGAAGATGGGGCTGGCAAGCAGAGTCATTGAGAAGGCCCGGAAGGCGATCATGGCCGTTTTGACCAGAGCCCACACCAACTTGAGTGCTGCCCAGAGTTGCTTAAGCACTGCCACGAACTTGAAGATGGTGCCTACGATGAGTATGAAGGCACCCATCAGGGTAAGTGTGACGCCCAGGATACCTATGAAAGCCAGGATGCCAGTCTGAATTCCCGGGGGCAAACGCAAGAATCCTGTGATGAGCCGGGTCAGTGATTGGACAATGCCCCGCAGCATGTTCTGGAAGGGCGTGCCGGCAGTGATGAGCAGGGTGTCGAACGCGGCCTTAAGCTTGTGGACATCGCCTGAGAGGTTGTCCATTCGCTTCGCGGCGACATCCGCAGCAGTTGTCTTGGAGATCTGGGCGTTCATCTCGGCGAAGCCCTTGGCTCCAGCCTTGGTCAAGATCTCTGCGGCAGCAAGGGCTCGGTTGTTGAAGATGGTTCGGAAGGCCATCAGCTGCTGCTTCTGAGTCAGATTCTTGGTGTGATCCTGCAGAATCTGAAAAACATCAGACAGCGACTTGGCTCGACCCTGGGCATCGAAGAACAGGTTTGTCCCGTCCTTAGTGATGATGCCGAGATCCTCGAGCTCGCCCTTGGCCTTGTCTGTACCACCGGCCAAAGACACCATGATCTGGCGAAGGGAGGTACCTGCGGTGGAACCCTTGATACCCGCCTTGCCTAGAAGCGACAGGGCATCGATGGTGGAGTCAAAGGAAATACCAAGCGCATGAGCCACACCGCCCACGTACTTCAGCGATACGCCCAGGTCAGAGACATCAACGATGGAGGCGTTAGCCGCGCCGGCAAGCTCGTTGGTGATGTGAGCGGCATCCTTAGCCGCCAGGGCGTAAGTCTGAAGCTGGGAAGTGACGATGTTGGTGGCTTCATCGAGCTTGATGTCAGCCGCGGCGGCCATGTTGACAATAGCATCTGCCAGGCCGCCGGTGATGTCCTTGACCGAGACACCGGCCTTGCCCATCTCGACGAAGGCGTCGGCTATCTGACCGGCAGAGTACTGAGAAGTACGGCCCAGTTCCAGGGCCTTCTGACGGACAGCCTCCATCTCCTTCGCGGTGGCATTATTGACCGCCCCGAAGTAGTCCATCTTCTTCTCGAAGTCGGCGGCGGCGTTGATTGCCACACCAAAGGCAGCAACCAGCGCGAGCCCCGCTACCATCGAGGCCTTACCGAACATCGTCATACGAGTGCCGGCCGCAGTCATTGACCCAGCGGTAGCAGCACTGCCGGCTCGCACAGCCGCAAACGCAGCAATCGCTTGTGCCACATCGAGCCGGACTTGGCCCGATATAGTGCCCAGCGATCCAGCCATGCGAGCCTCCTAGTTACATCATCCCAGCTGGGTCAGCAAACCTACCGGGTCGGGGCTTCTTGTCTTCTTCTTCAAAGTACTTGTCGAGGATTTGCTGGCGTTTCCACTTTGCTTCCTCGTCGTTCTTGGCGTCTGAGCCGACCTTCTCCAGCTCAGCGTCGAGATGCCTACCGAAGAAGCCTACCGCCTGATCCAAGCAGTAAGCCACGTAGGAATCTTCGATGGCGAGTAGGTCACTCGGTCGGCAGTTCCAGGTCTTCGCGTCCACGAATAGAAGCCATAGTTGCTCCGGTTTCTCGACGAAAGGCTTCCACGTCGGTGGTACCCCCGGTGACCACCTGGAAGATGAACATCTTGTCTTCCTCGTCGAGCTCGTCCACATACAGCAACTCATCGTCCCGGTCATCCTCGTTATCCGGAACGGGGTGTACCTTGGGTTCTTGCGCGCACAGGATGGCAACCTGATCCATGAAGGTACTGATCTGGTGAACCTTCTCCGGGTCGTTTATCAGCTCCAGCAGTTCACCATCGTCCACACCCTGAGCCGGCTTGCCCTGGCCCTTGCCTACTGCCCGCTGGGCAATGGTCATCAGCGAGTTCGGCATGATGCCCGTCTTGATCAGAGCCTGGAGCCCGATCTTCTTGATCCGCATGACGTTGCCGGAAGGCATCTCCATGGGCACGCCCACTAGAGTCTTCTTCCAAGCTGCTACGGAGGTAGTCTTGTTCGCCGGGTTACGGGAACCAGTCTTGCCACTGCGAGAAGCGGTCATGGCCGTCGTTCTCCTTTGTTGTCTGTTGTTTGTGCCCCTTTACTGGGGCCTTCGGGCAAAGCATGCCCTACCTGAATAATTCGTTTAGTTTAGTCATATGACATGCCAATCAGTGAGCTGATGGCTGTCAATGACAAACAAACAATTTTCGGGGGGTGGCTGCCCTGTGGTATCTAACCTTTTACCATTCGATCATGAAAAAATGGTTCATCCACTGTCGCACCGACCATTTTCTTAGGCCAGTAACGTTTGTCCTACTTTTGGATGACCTCACGATCACCGAGGCTGGTGTGGATCAGGGGGTGATGGCGACGGCGGTCTCGTTCTGAACGAAGTCGTACAGCTTCTGGTTGTCGAGACGACCGTAGCCCTTGCCCGAAGCCTTGGTGAGGGCGAAGCCCCCGTTCTCGAACTTGCCATCCAGGTCGCCGTCGCACTTGCAACGGTAGACGACGGCATGCATGTCGCCGCCGGAGTCGGAGATGGCCTGGCCCTCGACCTCGAAGTAAGGCCGGCTGTTCGTGGTCAGCTTGGAGTACGTCTTGATCTGGGCCGGGGTCGTACCAGACGCGGTGACAGTACCGCCGGCGAGGATCGCGTAGGCCTCGAGGGAGTAGCCGCCGGCTTCGAGCTCCCATTCCACGATCGGGTTGTAGTCGTGGCTGCCCTGGACGACGTCGTCGCCCTCGAGCTGCTCCGAGGACACCGTCTCCTTGAACGAGAAGGTACGGGCTACCGGCAGGTCGACCCCAGTACCCCGGGCACCCGAGGAGTTGAGCGGGTAGAGCCGAACATCTCGCAGGCCGAACGGCAGAGTGTTACCGAGAGGCATGGTCTTGCTCCTCATTCTTCTGAGGGTCGGCAAATCGCTTGGTGCCGACCAGGTTTCCTGTTGTCACATCGAAGGTGTGGAGAACCACTACCCCGCGACTAGCTCCGCATCCCCGTCGACCGCATTTGACCTCGAGCTTGCCATCTTGGATGTGAAGCCTGCCGTGCATCGTCCCGGCGCATCGAAGCTCGATCACGGCAAAGCTCCCATCGAGTCCGTGAAGCATCGGGTATTGTCATCGACCCGATGATGCCCAACTGGACTACCCACCGCCAGGGGGACTTTATTGGGCATCATCGGGAAGTCGTTATGCGCTATCGATTGATGCGCACGATCAGGCCTGATCCTCCGGGGCCAAATGCCCGTCGGGGTGATCGACCTCGTCGTCATTCGCCGAGTCGGTCATCGGCTCGTCCTCGCCGGCAGGCTGCTTCTCCGCAACCTCCTCGAACTCATCAGCCAGTTCGACCAGCAGCACGTCTGCTGTGTCAGCGTGAACGGTCGTAGCCTCGTCCCGGACGAACACGATCTTCTTCTGGTTGGGGGCGCCGAGCTTTTTGAAGTCCGCCGCACTGAGCTCCCGGAAGTGAGAGGGGCCCAGGTACTTCACCGCAGTCATGACTACCTCGCGAGGATCAGTTGAAAACGCATGTACCTGAAAAACGTCTGAAGCAGATCGTCCTGCAGGTCTTGGCTGGTCTCGAGGTACTGGACCCCGATGACGTCATCAGGCCGGTTGATCTGAGACAACATGGCCTGCTTGATGAGAGGCATCAGAACGTCGATCGGACCGTAATCACCCTGGTCGCAGTGGATGAAGATCTGAAGAAACTGACGATTCGGCTGGAAGCTATCCTCGTCATACATCCCCTCATCGGTGTTGTTGCCGAAGTGGTGTACCAGGTAAGGCTTGCCAGACTGAGCGGTAAGGACTGCTCCCTGCTGCCATACCCTACCATTCACCTCAGTTGCCAGAGCCGGATACCCCACCAACTGGGTATGTACCCATGCTCGGACTAGGCTAGTCGCCACCGATTCCCCCAGATTCACTTAGCCCGCGACCCACCTGAGAAGCGAACATTTCCAGGGTCGGCATGATGATGGCATACTTGCCGTTCCACCTAGTCTCAAGGTAAAGGCCATAGTCGACGGTGTGGAATAGCTCCCACACAATCTCTTGACCCTGCCAGTAGACGTCGGTGTCGAGGCCCTCTCGGGCATCTCCAGTTCGGTCTGCCCAGGTGGCGTTTGCCTTGGCGTACTCCAGAGCGTCAATCGCGGTATCGAGCACCTGATTCTCAAGGTGTTTGGAAACTGTGACCGAAGCTGAAGCTGCACCCCTCAACATCGAGTTTCGGAGGAACATGCCGCTCATGCCCATGTTACCCCCCTCTCATCCAAGGCGATCAGCTGAGCTACTACCCGGTCGGTTCTCACCCTGTCGTTTGTGTGAGGCTCTATCCCTTGTACCCGATAGAAAACCCCGTCCAGGGTGAATTCGTCCATTCGCTCAACATCGCTATCAAATGCTCCCACCAACACATACGGAAGCAACGGAATCTCACCATCAGCCTTGGATGTGGTGAGATCCGTCAGGCGGCGCTTGTAAGGCACCAGCCGGAAGATCTGGGCGTCCAGGGTCGAGTAATCACCCTTGACGTAACCACCTGTGGGGGTGGTGCTGAAGGTCGGCCTCATCAGCACGATGGACCGACCGTCAGCCTTGATGAACGCCCCCATGACCTTCCGCAGTGCTTGGGTCATCGTGGCGTCCATTTAGTAACTCCGTCTCCGGATACTTCCGATCCGGGTCCTGCCCTCGGTAGGCCCACTTCGAGATTTCTCGAAATGGGTCACCATGGACAATGCATGATCTTGCAGGTCGGACATGGCTCGGGAGGCATTGCCCTCGGTTACGTCCACCAAGCTAGCGTACTTGGCAGCCTTCCATCGCCAGCCCTCTACCGCTGCCCGCTCCGGGTCGCCGAGAGCCTCATCCAGTACATGCTGGAGATCGGCATCCGAGAACATCGGATCGCTGCCGTCGACGGGCATGACGTCATCGAGGTACAGCCGGAGTAGGTCCATGGGAGTGGGTGGCACAGCCATGTCTTGCCTCCTAGACCTGCTTCTCGTCGTCCTCGGTCAGGCGGGCCGCCATCTGAGCCTTCGTGCCGTCGACGGAGAGCCCTCGGGTCACCAGTTCGGCCCGAAGGTCCTCGTTCTTCCACTGATCGTAGGGCAGGTCGACTTCCTCGGGGTCGTCGCCGTCCTCGTCGGCCTCGTCGTCGGCACCGATTGCCTCGTCGCTGTACAGCTCCATCCACCGATCGCGGATTCGGCTGTCGTTCCAGCGCGGGTCATTGCTGAAGTACCGGTCGGCCCGGTTCTTGTCCTCGTGCTGGAAGACCACCAGTTCACTGGCGATCTCGCTGAGCACGTCCTGGTTCTTGGCCTTGGCCATTTACCCTTACCTCTCTGGGATAAGCCGGCGGATGTGACTCACACTCCACACCCGCCGGTCAGCTTATCAGGCGTAGATCGCCGGGACGGTGTAGGTTCCCGAGGCGGTCACCTGAACCAGGAAGCCGGCGCCTCGCTGACGGATGCCGGTGCCGAAGCCGCGACGGTAGAACGAGTCGGTCAGCGGGTAGTCGCTGCGCTGACCCGGAATGAGCGTCAGGCCGCGGTACGCCGGGTTCGAGTGCTCCCGGATGCCGATCGGGTTGTTGATGTTGAAGTCGCCACCCGATGCGAAGAAGGCCAGGTAGCCCGCCGGGATGTACTCGTCCTCGACGATGTGGAACGGGCCGTAGGTACCAATTTCGTCCTCGACGAAGCCCTCCGGCCGGGCGATGAGCCCGCCGTTCTGGGGCAGGAAGATGCCGCCGCCGTAGTTCGCGCTCGGAATGAAGTCGTACTTCGCGCCGGTCGCCACCTTGTAGGCGCGGATGAGCGCACCCTCCTGAGGATTGACCATGAGCACGAGCTGCGTACCCGAGACCGCCGGGGTGTAGCCATGCTTGCGGAAGTCCGCCTCGACGGCGTCGATCGTGCCCGAGGTGAGCGTAGCCGACGTAGCCAGGGCCTGAGTGGTGCTGTAGTGGCTGTGGCTGCCGGCGAACGTGTTGGTCTTGTAGACCGGCGGCACCTCGCCGTCACCGTTGTAGAACTTCACGACCGTGGTCGGGATGTTGGCGTCGGCGATGCCCTGGACGTTGGTCGGGTTGAACACGGTCTTCATGACCTTGTTGAACCGCAGCCGCTCATCGGCCTCGAGGGCCTGGTTGTTCAGGTTGCGGATCTGATCGCCACTGGCCTCGGCCAGGAACATCCAGGTGTACCGCATGGCCAGGTCGTAGAACTTGAAGTCGTAGCCCCGGTTGTAGTACGTGTACCCGGAAGCACCCTTGGGCTGACCGTACTCCGAGGCTTCCTCGAAGTCGGTCTGGCCGGGCACACCGACGTGCTCGATGGGCTTGTCGACGTTGTAGATCAGCTTGCTGACCAGAGACTGACGCTGCGAGTTCCACATCGCCAGCGTCTGCTGGATCTCGCTCCAGATCTCGAACAGGTCCGAGCCGTCGCCAGCCTGGGTGAGGATGTCGGCGCGCTCGTTGTAGCCGCCCTGGTTGCCCGGGCCATCATAGCCCAGGAGCGGCGACGAGGCCATCAGCAGGCGCTGACGCGGGGTCAGTCGCTCGTTTACGATAAGCATGTGTGGAAGTCCTTACTCCTTAGCGGGGACTGGGTAGTGGTGGGACTAGGCCTGGACTCGTTCCCAGCGAACGATGAGTCGGTCGGCCTCGACCGTGTGACCCACCTTGTAGCCGTTGGTACCCGCCGGAGTCGGCGCGGTTGCCGTGATGGAACCGTCGGCCGCAGCGTAGTACGTCGTGCCGGCGGCGAGGCCGGGGACACTGACGATCTCGCCGTCGGTCATGATGTCCACGATGTTGCCGGCCTTGCCACCGATGGGGACGCCCGCGTTGATGGCTCCCGGCACGTTGCCGAGGCTCGGGTAGAGCGGAACGTTCTTGATCAGAATGCCCACCCCGCCGGACTGTCCCGCGGTGCCGACGACCACCTGCCCGCTGGCGTTCAGCGAGACGGCCTTGGGACCGAAGTGGCCAGCCGCGTCGAAAGTCAGGTCGGCTGCGAGGGGTGCACGGAACCCCCCGGCGATCGGGTCGTACTTGTCATAGCGAGCTGCACCCATGGTGGCTGACTCCTGTTCTGGTTATCGAACTCGTCGCAGAGCAGGGTACTTGGCTACGAGAGCCTGCTGTTCTGCTGTCTGCTTGGTCTGATTGCCGGAGCCCCCGAACGAGGACCCGGACTTGGGGCCGGTGGTCTGCCGCTGTTGCTGCTGGCCTTCCACCCGGATGAAGTGCTTCTTGGTCTTGGCGAGTTCCTTGACCGCCGCCGTCACAGTAGCCTTGTCGACGGTGACGTTGCTCGGGTCGTCTTCGTCCTGTTCAACAACGATGGCCTCGAGTACCTCAGGCCGCAGAGCGTCGGAAGGGTCGATGAACTTGGCCTCTGAAGCTGCAGCGAGGATGGCCTGGTTGATGGCATTCTGTCGAAAGCCCTGGGCAAGCTTGATAGCCTTGCCCTTCTCCGCCTCGTTCTCCTTACGGAGTCGTTCCACCTCGGAGAGCTCGGCATCGGCGCGCTTCTGGTCGGCCTTCTTGAGGGCAGCGAGCTCCTTCTCGAGGGCCTTCCGGCCGTCGCGCTCCTTCTGCAGCGCACTCTTCAGGCCTGAGGTATCGTCGACGACCCCCTGACCCTCATTGCCGGTGCCTTCGGATCCCTGACCCTCCCCAGCACCTTCCTCGGCCTTGCTTGCGCCCTCGCCGGCACCCTCACCGCCAGCACCAGTTCCGGCACCTTCACCCTCGTCGAAGCCGATGATCGGCTCGGTGAGGTAGCTCCACCAGTTCATCCGCATGACGCGCATCTCGCGCTCCCTATTACTCAAGGGGCCTCTCGCCCCGTTTCACTAAGCTGTCGGTACCCTCTTGCTGACGGTGGGCCTCCCGCCCCTCGCCTGGTTACCGACCTTCTGGTTCGCCTCGGTTCCCCCAGATTCGTTGGGCCGAGACTTGTTGTTGCTGGTGTTAACCACCGTCTTCTTCTCGGTCACCTGACCCGGCTGGTTGCCGGGGGGCGGGGGCTTCTGCCCCGTCGAGGCGTCGACGGCATTGTCAACCAGACCGGGAGGAGCGGCCAGAGCTTTCTGCTCGGCTTCCTTCTCCTTCTCTTTGTCGATCTGGTCTTCAATGTCGGTCGGGAACTCGAAGCCTAGCTTCTGCATTTCCGACCTGTAGTAGATCTTGGAGATGACGCCGCGGTCGATCATGTTGTTGAGTTCGTTGATTCGACCGGTGCGGTCCGTAGGCAGCTTGTCACCGATGCTGACCACGATGTCGCCATCCAGCTTCGCACCCTCGTACGCCTCGTACCAGTTCTGCCAGTCATAGAAGAGCTGGGTCAGGCGGTCTACCCCGGTTTTGTCTCGCTCATCGAGCTTTGCCAGGGTGGGCATGAACTTGATGGCCAGGGCGATGCCAGAGCTAGCAGTCTGAACATCCACCCTACCCAGGGCCACGTCGGAAAGCCCCCCGGCCTCCCGGATCTTTGACTCCAGGTAGTCGATGTGGTCGATGTTGGGCTTCACTGAGCCCACACCCTCGACTCGACGGAAGTAGGCCCCTGAGGGCGGTTCCATCACCTTGCCAGGGCCGATCTCCCAATCGACTTCCTGACCCTTGTCGTTGACCGGCTTGCCGCCGTCGGTAGCGTAGACTCCCAGGCCCTCGAGCCCCAGTGCGGTACCTTGGTCAGTGGTGACCTGGCTGATACTCTGGAAAGGTCGCTCGAAACCCCGAAGTTCCGAATAGCCGTAGGGGCCGTCGTCCCAGGCCAGGTTGGGGAACCAGTAGACCGGGATCGTGTCGATCGGCTCGGGCAGGGCCTCGGCGACCAGCGTGGTCTGAAGAAGCTCTCGCTCCTGGGGATCCCACCACGGCTTGTCGATACGCCAGATGCGCTCCTGCCTCATCACGCGGCGAGTACCGGACATCTCGATATCGAGCGTGTCATGCCTAACCACATCATCTGGGTAAGGCAATTCGACCTCGTCGTCGACTCCCTCGTACCAGTACTCGAGCTCCTTGACTGCGAACTCGCCCGCCTTGGTGGGGTGAGGTACCCTCTCTACCAGGTGAGCCCGGATGACCCGTTCGCAGTTGTCCGGGTCCTCGTCGAGGATGACCTTGCCGGGGTGAACCGGGGTCAGCGACAGCCGACGATTGTCAGCCTTGTCGGGGTCAGCGGTGAGATGGAAGCAGAAGTCGCCCCGAGCCACCCCGGTGTGCTTCGCCGTGTGGAAGCGAGAAAGGAACATCTCACGCTTCAGAAACTCGGCAAGCGCCTCAGCGGTCTTGGTGTATCGCTCAGGCTCCTTGACCGACACCGTCAGCCCCTTGAGCAGGTAGTGCGCCGTGGTGTCAACGACAGTACGCGGGTTGGGGATGAAGACCGGGAACTCGCCATCCAGGTAGCGAATGGCATACTGGTTGTTGTCGTTCCAATAGATCTGGTCGTACTTGGAGTACGCCATCGCTCGGTTCCGAGCCTCAACTGGCAACCACGGAAAGCTTTCCAGGCTGCCCAGGGTGAGGACGTTTTGGTAAGGCCCCTGCTGCTGGCCCGTCGGGGTAGTCATTAACGCCTCCTCACCTTTACGCTAGATTGCCTGGCTCGCCGAACATCGGTTCGCTTTTCCATGTGGCCCTTGAAGAAACGGCCGAGCGCTTCGGGGCCATGGTTATCCTTGTCCATTGGCAGTTCCGAGTCATTTCGATCCTCGGATCGTCGCTCGGGCCAACGGTAGCCTTCCCTCATCTCGAAGATGAGCTGAGAGCAGGATCGATCGATCTGGAGTTGAGCTCGCTTCTCGGGGTGTCCATCCGGGAGATGGGAGGGCCTCAGCTTCAGAGCGTTTCGGATCAAACTGAGACGAGTCTTCAATTCGCCGCCAGTGTTGTTCATCGTCGGTCGGTCCAGCACCCGGCGAAGAATGTTCGCATCGTCTGGCGCTGCTGGGTCGACATAGATGGTAGACAGTCGCCTAGTCAGGGGATGGTTCTTGAATTCCTCTGTCGCGATGTCGTGGCTGTCACGGAGTTGGAATCGATGCTCCCCGATGACATAGACGTTCATCCACTCATCGGTTTGGATCCAGAGCCAGACCCAGTCGTTGGTGTAACCGAAGTCCACCGCAGCGTACAGGGGCCACTTGGGATTGTAGGTCAGGTCCTTGATGTGGTCATCATCGTCCCATTCCTTCATGACTCGACCGATGTTGTCGACAAATTCCGCACCGTACTGCCGGCGAAACTCATCCTCGGTCAGGTCATCCCGGGCTTCCACTATCTCGGGGTCTTCTCGACCGCCGGGAAAGATCACATCGTTTGTCCAGGAGGGCATCTGCATGGACCACCAAGACTTCTTGGTCGGATCCTGGCCTCGCTGATACAGCGAGTACAGTAGCGAGGTCTCGGTAGCCCCCTCAGGAACCCCCGAGGTGAAACTCCAGCCTCGCTTGTCAGAAAGCGCAGGGCGAACATAGTCACCCCACATCTTGCGCTTCTGTCGACCACCTTCAACGATGAGCACGAAGTCGAGGCCTTCACCGACCAGGCTTTCCGGGTGACGAGCAGACCGGCACTGCAGATCGAAACCCCACTTGGTCTTGATATGCATGTTGCCGTTCTCGGCGTTGTTGGTAAACCGGGTGCTAACCTGGTCCACACCAAGAGCTCGCAGCGAGTCGTAGATGACCCGGAATTCCTTCTCACAGTCTGTGTACTCGGGGCCGATGATCCAGCCGATCTGAGGCTGACCGAAGCCATTCGTCAGGAAGGCCATGCACTCGGCTTCCTTGGCACCGCACAGAGTCTTGCCCCATCGTCGACCGTTGACCAGAACCCGATGACGGGCATTGGTGCTGTAGTGAACGATTCGCTGACCGCGGTGTGGACGATAACCAGTCTCGTGGAAGTAGAGATCCTTTTTGAAGATCTTGCCCTGGGGCACCACGAGGCCGGAGGGTCGACGCTCCATCAGTAACCCCTCGGCAGATCCCAGTCAGCGTTGAAGGCGCTGAGGCCGTCGGGGTAGTCGGCACCCTGCATCTCAGCTTCCGAGACCCGACCAGTGTTGGCCAGCCATACCGGTCGAGTGTCGCCGGCAGGCTTGAGGCCCAGCATCTGGCGGTGGTCCTCGATGCTGAGGTTGGTCTGCTGCAGGGGGTCTCCGATGCTACCAACCAGGTAACCCAGTCGGAGCTGATCCCCAGCAGTAAGGGCCTCACCGCTCTTGGGCTGAATGGTGTTCTTGGAGAAGGTACCACCATACTCCGAGCCCTCGATCTGTGCGGGGGTGTAGCCGTTATACCGAGCGTCAGCCATGGTTACCTCCTTTCAGAACCATGTAGCAACCGGCCCCTGCTCGGTGAGAGCAACGACCAGCATGAAGATGTTTGCTTCTGGACGGTTTTGCATGTCGCCACGGGAAGGGCCGATATACCCTGATGGGTGAGTGTGCCATACCGCGACATCCTCGACCTCTTCCAGGCCCTCTAGGACGAGCCTGATATCGTCGGGGTCGACTCGATATCGGCCTTCGTCGAGGGCTCGGTTGGGCAGTTCCTTGACAAAGCTTATCGAGCCGTCGGCTTTCTTCCAAGGCATGTCCAGGAGGATACCGCAGGCCTCATTCGGAGCCCGGAGCTTCCCCAGCCTCTCGATCTCCGGCAACGCTGTTTCCAGGGTGGCGAAGAGCGGCGAAGTCCTCATTGGTGATGATCCCCTTGGTAAGAAGGATGTGACGGAGATCGAGATCAATACCCCCGATCACCGAGGGTACCAGCTGCCGGCGATCGTCGCGCTTCTCGGTGTGGACTTTACCGATCAGCTGATTGTGCAAGTTGTACTCGTGGTTCAGCTGCTCATGGTCGTCCTTGGACCCACCACAGATACTGCAGGGTTCCTCAGCCATCGATATCCTCCTCGTCATCGTCATACCAGGCGTCAGCTTCGATGGCTTCGCCCCGAGTACCGATGTGACCGGGAGTGTAACCCCGAGGCAGAGCTGCCATGTCGGGGTGGTTGTCATCCAGGGTCGGCTGTACCATAACGGCGCCCAGAATACCCTGGAGCTTGACTGAGATGTCCTGAGTAACCTGCTGCTGAGGCTTACCAATGACGTGCTCGACCAGCCACTTGGCAGCATCAAGCTTCACGTTCGCCGGGACGATGGGCTTGCCCTTGTCGTCTACCAGGTTGTTCGTGATCAGGTTACCAATAACCCCAAGAGCAACCGTAGCGTTCTGGTTCATCTGGTCTTTGACCAGCAGCTTGAACCGTTCGGCGATTCGCTCATGTACCGCGCGAGGCATGTACTCAGGAGGCTTTCCGCGGAAACCCCCACTCACATCTCGAGTCCTACCCCTCGCGAGTTCCTCAAGGTCCCACTCTTCGATCGGCTTTCCAGCCCATGCCTCGAAGGTTTCCTCGTCAAGCCTCTTGCCCTTGGCGAGCTTCCTTCGGGCCCTGGAACGAACCTGCCGGCCGGTCATCAGCTGACCGTTGGAGTTCTTGGGCCGATCGTCCTCGTCGGGGCTCTTGGCGGCCTCGGAGAAGTCGACCGTCCGGGTTTTTGCCCTTGCCATGGTCTACCTCCCTTCAGATGACGACTACTCCGGCCGAAGCGGGCCCCAATAGCTCCCCCTTATGTGCCCAGGCCGGGAACGGGCGGCGAGGGTGAAGGAGTTGTAAGCAATGGAGCCCGCTCCGGCGGGATCATGTGAAGTATCGCATCTTACGGGTGAGCTTGTCAAGGACCACGGCCGGATGGCGAGACCCTTACGAGTTTGACTTTCGCCTGCCAGCGCTGATCACTTCTTATGTCCTCCGAAGAGCAACAGCAGAACCAGCAATACCAGGAGGCCAAACCCCAGTTCGTGGGAACCCTGAGCTTTAGCCGTAGCTAGTACTATGGAATTCATGATATCCAGTCCTCACACCAGTAGATAGTTACCAAGTGAGCCTCATTCCTAGCGGCCACCTCGGCTCTTGCCCGACGAACTCGATCCTCCACACCAAGCACTGTGATCTTGAGTGCCCGGGCGATCTGACCGTGAGTCTTGTCATCGGCCAGCATCTCTACCACAGGCACATAGATGTCTCGAGGTGGAGGTAGGTTCCGCTTGGGGAAATGAACATGCATCTCGGTAAGGGCCCAGTACATCACCGCGGACAGTTTCACCTTACCGGAGTTTCTGCGGATTCGCTTCATCCTACCGCTCAGAGTCCGATGGGCCAGGCCCATCTCCCTCTCTAGCTGGCTGATGTTGCGACCTTCCCCGATCCACTGTAGCAATTGGATTTGCCCCGGGGTGGTCAGACCCTTCTTCAGGGCAATCTTGCCTGACCGAGTCATTGGTCGTTAGCCCCCAGTCGATTACTCTCAGTAGCTCTTTACGGAGCTTATCATCAATCACTTGAGGCGATGCCCGATCGAGCCGTGCCCTCACTTCTAGCAGCCTTCCCAGGGCTCCTTGAGCCCTTCCCTTAAGTGCGGCCTCGCGATTGATAATCGAATTCATCCGAGGGGGATTGGCCAGGTTGCAGGTTACCTGCTCCCAGTCTAATGTGAAGCGATCCCCATGCCTGACCTGATTCCGGGTTCTGCCGCAGCAACCGGTATAGCCATCGGGCGAGGGGTTGAGGTGCACGACTCTCGCGGGTTCCATCAGTCTTGCTCCAGTTGGTGCTTGACATTTGCCGAGTGCGGTTCGAGCGTACAACGGAAGTTAATCGGGCGTTGGCTGGAGGGGTCCACCCCCGTCATAGCCATCGGGCACCTTTTCCGAGGTTCCAGCCGGTGACTCTTCTTGTAATGGGCCAGGTGATAGTCCACCATGTTCACGATCTTGGCTTCCGGGTCCATCTGCTGGGTATGGCCGCAGCCCTCCTGATCCCAGTAGGTGGCAGTGGCCAATTCACCCTGGTCGGTGAACTCGAGGGATACGATGAATTCTTTGATGTTGCTGCCCATTGTCGCCCTTGTACTTGTAGATCGGTATGTTCTGGTGGTTCTCGTCGTACACCGGCCCGCCCAGCGAACCGTCGTCCCCCTCAGGTGTGGGGCTCACGCTGGGTATAAGCTGGTCAGGAGTCAGGGTAGGCCTGGGCTCGTTGATGGTCACGGACTGGGGCTCTTCACCATAGTTCACATTGCTCGTGAAGAACAGCCCGGCAAGTACTCCCACACCCAGCGACATCAACGGTCCCAGGCAATCTCTGGTTTTCCTCATGGTTCCTCCTTTCGGTCAGTAGGCTCAACTTACCATACCCCCGTGCGTAGAAGCAAGGCTTGCTGGCTGACAAGTTACTGGTAACACACCACGAGGCCCTCCCCTCACCGGCAGATAGAGAGGAGGGCCTCGTAAGAGCGTACCGCTGGCCGCGGTAACTCTAGTTCAGGACGAGATGAACGATCGGGGGGCCATCGAGAAGCCACCGCCGAGTTGCGACGATGTTCTCATAGCCGGTGTTAGTACGGATGAAGTCACCCACCTGAGGAACTGCCGGCAGATTCTCCGACTGCTCCTTGGTAACCGAGTCCTCGGTCCAGTAGATCTTGACTCTCACCAGCATGGGTTACTTCTCCGGTTCGCTGGGCGGGGATGAAGATGGCCGGCTGATGCGAGGGATCAGCATCGCGTCCGGGGCCACCGGCGGGAATCGCCGGCGCGACGAAGCAGATGCAGGGGTAGACCCTTCTGCATCCGTGGCAGCATTGGATCGGTCGTTCCTTGCAACTACGTTGTCGAGCTTCTGGTCGGTGGTGATCTGGCCGAACTTCAGTTCGGGCCGGTTGAAAGCGAGCTCCGCCCCCAGGGCCATGGCATCCTGCCGGGCGAGGTCAGCTTCCTCGACCTGTATGAGCTTCGGCACTATTTCCTGCCACTGCTCATCGTGTGGGTTCACTGAGAATCCATTCCTCGTATTGCTTGGCTACCGTGATGATCTCGGTAGGATGCCGTGAGTCACTGGTCTTCACCGAAGCTTCCAGGGCAGCGATCCGGGTGTGAACTCTAAGTTCTCGATCTACCAAGCTACCCAAAGTGTCACCACCCTCGAATTCCCCATTGGGGTAGTTGAACTGGGGGTCACCGGACATCTAATCCTCCAGAACATAATGACTGGTCAGGGCGACCTTAGCCAACCTCTTGAGCTCCAACTTGTCGGCCATGGCCGGAGCCTCTGCGATGGTGTGGAGGGCGTCGAGCAACAGCTGGTTTCGCTCTTCAACAGCCTCCTTGGGACTACCCGAGTCGATCAGCGAGACAACCTCGTTCACCCGGGCCTTAGCTTCCGCGATGGTGATTTTTGCCGGCTTCATCATGCCTCAATGCTAGGGGGTCCCTCGGCCGGAGTCAATGTAACCTCGCCGGCAGGCGAAGGGATTTTGCCCCTTACCAACATGGCATCCTCCGGCGGAATCTTGCCATGTTTTTCCCTCAGCCGATGGATGAACCAGGCCGCATGACCAGGCACCGGCTTATCCGGAATCGCATGGAAGTCATCCCGCTGCTCCGGCTGAAACGCCAAGTAGGTGCCATCATCGTACTTGACAACGAACATGCCCCCCGGCAACACATTCACGATGGTTCCTCGAACCCTGTCTGTCGGGTTCGTCTCCTCAATCCTTAGGCAGAGCTCGGGATCAATCATACCCACAACCCTATAGCAATGGCCCAGGATCGTCAAGGACACAGCAAGACGGGGGCGAGATATGCTCGTACCTTCTCGCCCCCGGCCGGTTATGCTCTGGGTCAGTCTTCCGCGGTCATCCACTCATAGATCTTCTGGGCGATCTCCACCGTACCCTCCGCAATCCGCCTGGGGGCCAACCCCTGGGCGTTTGGGAAAGACTTCCTCATCTCCACGGCATGATGCATGGCCTCCCTACGGGCATACTTATTGGGGTTGTCGACCGAGGCCTCGGGTTTTGCCGCCCTGTAATACCACTCGCCCTTCCAGGCGATAGCATCACTGTTGTCGGGCGAGAAGCATTCCGGCCCAATGACCGTGCTGTCGCCATCCCGATGGGGGTACTTGGTTACCGCCTCCGCCGTCTGCGATACCGCCGACCTGATTCGTCCTAGAGTGTTCTGCAGCTTGGTCGCCGGCGAGGGGTCCTCCTCGACCAGAGCGTCTGCCTGGGCCTGGTGCTTGGGGCAGAACTCCTTGCCCCGTTCGACCTCCAAGCCGCAGTACTCGTCGGCAGTTTCCAGGGTAGCCACCCTGACGACCCAGTCGCATTCCTCGAGCTCGGTCATGGCGTCGGCTTCTTCCGGGACGTGCACTGTTTCCACCTTACATGAGTTGCACCCTGCTTTACCACAGGGGTCATAGGACGGGCAGCAGGCATGACAGCCTGTACCCGGGCATGGGTCACCAGCGGGACAAGCCCACGGATTGCTGATAGACATCTTGGGCACCTCGAATGGCGTCTGGGGCAGTACACGGTGACGATAGCCGTTCACGAAGAAGGGCTTGTTCGCCTTCCAGTGGCTGTGCCTAGTCGCGAGGAAGAAGCCGTCGATACCCCCACACCGGCCGCAGATGTGATGACCAGGCTCGGTATACCGGGCATAGGGTCGTCGGAAGTTCCAACATTCCCGACAAATCCACGTACCGCAGACAATGCAGCAGGGCTGGGGCTTCTCCGGATTCTGGTCCAGCACCGTGTTCACCGGTACCTGACTGAGACTAGAACTCATGGCTTCCACCCATAGTCCGGGTATGCCGTGGCCCGGGCAAGGGGCCGAGCCATAGCTGCCAGAGTCTCCGGCCTCACCAGCTCAGTGTACGACCTATACTCTCGCCGGGTCAGCCGATTCACCAGCACGGGGGTGTGGAATTTGCTCCACCAGGCCCCTGTGAAGTCGATGTCCTTTGCCGCATACCCCGCCAGATATCGCTTCTCCAGCCGGGCATAGTCAACCTCGATGAGTTCGCCATCTCCGCACGGCTCCGGCCCCATGGGCACCGGCAGGCAGCGCTCATAGCCCTGCATTATTCCGCGCGCATACAGCTGACTCTGTCGCTTGTAAGCAGCCCACTGGGCCATGCTGGGAATACCAGTCTTCGGTTCGATGTCGAGCCGGCGCTTAGGCTCAGTCACTGATTGGTCCCCTTACCGGTAACCAACGAGAAGACCACCAAGGCGATGGAAGCTCCGAGCATCATGCCCCCTATCGCCAGCAGGGCAAAGCCCCACCACGGCATCTGGATCATCCCCGTCCTACCTTTCCCGAGACCCAAACGATCAGGGCACCAACAATGATGCCCAGACCGAAAATCGTAGCCACCATGGCGATCATCCGAAAACCAGCCAGGCGATTCCGGGGGCACAGATCAACAGAATCACGCAGATGACCATGCCCCAAGCGGCAGGATTGCCGGCGCGCAGTAGTTCGATGATGCTCACGTGAACTCCAGACCGCAGCCGGGGCAGACCAGGTGCTCGCTGTTGATCCACACCCCGCCGGTCGTCTGATCGGCGACGAGGCATGTCTCAGGCGACGAGTAGGCCCAGGGCAGGCCGTCGGGCCGCGTGAGATGATCCCGAAGGCGCACATCCTCCGGGAAGTGGCCATAGCCGTTGAAGGCCCGAACCACTGCAGTCGTCAGATCCTGCAGCTCGACCGTGTCATAGCCCAGGTTGAACTTCTGGTGGGGGTCGACCGGTGTGCGCTTAGCCAGAGCCGCCTGCAGCCGCTCGGCGAAGGTGTGGGGCGAGACGTCAATGCCCGCATCGTCTACTGTCGGGAGATTCAGTCCCGATAGGATGTCATCCAGCTCACTCATCGCAGCTCTCCTCATTCAGCAGGTACATCTCCAGGAATTCCCAGAGAAGATCGACCGAGTCGTCGTCGGGTAAGGCCTCCTCACTGGTCATAGTCATCGTCGTCCAGGTAGTCGTCGGGGTCGTAGGGCTGCTCGAAGTCCTCCGGCAGGAGAGGTTCCTCGAAGTGTGCCCTCTCCATCCAGTCGATGAAGCCCTGCTCTTCGCGGTGTGGAGCGTCGGTGTTGGTCATGGCACCATGCTATCTACTCCGGCCAATCGGTGCAAGGCTTGCCGGCAAAGGGCTATTCTGGAGCCGTGCGGGTGCTGGGCTCCACACGATGGGCAGTACGCCAGTGGGTGGACTGGGCCTCGATGAAGCTGGAGAGGTCCTCGGCCATGGGGAACTCTTGGTGCCAGTCACACTCGTCGGTGACCGCGCAGATCAGCAGGGTGTTGTCGCCATGGCCGGTGATTAGGAAGTTGAGGGGCATGGAAGTACCCTATCTTCTGATGAGGGGGGTGTCAAAGCGTCTGGCGACGTCGTGTCCGACCGGGTGCTCGTAAGTGAGGGGGCATGACGTGGAAGGGGTTTTTGGGAAAACGGAGACAGCGGCCGCGGGCCATGGTCCGGACGGGAGAAAACGGACATACCGGATAATTATCCCGGGGGGTTCATACCGCCGGGATCCATCCAAAACGGACATTCATCCGGATCAATCCATTGGGGAAAGAACAACCAGATCCATCCTTTCAGGATTATTTGGGGGAATACACCGGATAGGAGGGGATATAGGGGGATAGGATACAGATCGATCCATTGCCGCATCAATTGGGATGCATCTGCCGATGATGCGCGCATCGCATAAAGGGGATCAATGCATCATTGCGCGCGCATCGCATCAATGCATCAGGAAGGGGGATGGAATCATCCATATCATCATCAGGTAGGATGCATGCATCATACCCCCGCATATATGCCCCCGGCGCGCAGGGATGCGCCCATGCATATGCCCCGACGCCACTGCGCCCCCGGAGGGGCGCAGGGTCATGGGTTAGCCGATTTCCTGGGTGAAGCAGTCGCGAAGTTCCGCCCCGCGATATTGCGAGATGCATTCCTTGACCAGGGCGGGGCCCGCAGGGGTGTAGGTGTCAGCCGAGGACCAGGCGTTGCGCATGTAAAGGGCCAAGCAATCCTGCATGCCCCGGACCCCGGCGGCACGGCATGCCTTGCGCGCGGTGGTCAGTTTGATCGCGGTCGAGGCGGAGGGCTCCGGGTTCGTGTTGCAGATCACCTCGAATCCCGACTGCGTTTCGTTCCATTCCAGGTGGCATGCGCCCTTTCCGTTCGCCTTTTCCGCATTGTGCAGGATCGCGATGTCGGCGGGCGAGGGGGTCGCGGGGGCGATGGCGGCGCGGTTCAGTCCGATCACCGCGGCGGAAAGGAGCAGGGCGGTGGCGAGGAGGGCAACCCCCCCGAGGATGCGGCGGGCGATGCGCGCCCCCTGCCCGACCTGTACGAATCGGGTTCCGTCGGCGGCGGTGATGTGGGTTCGGGTCATGATGATCAGTCCCTTCGATGGGCCCCCCTTTGGGGCATGCCCCCATCTTACCCCCCCTGCCGCGGCAAAGTCAAGGCCGAGATTGCCCCCCCTCCTGCCTTGCGCGAGGGCGCGGCATGCCCTAGAATAAAGGCATGACGAACACGATGAACCCCGCCGCCGACGCCCTCAACATCATCCGCCTCGCCTTCTGCGGCGATGGGGGGGCGATCACCGCGATCTCCGATTTCGCCGATGACCCGACGCCCTTCGCCCCCGGCACCCTGCGCGACGCCCTCGACACGATCGCCGAACTCGGCGCCGACCGCGACATCACCACGATCACCGAATCCCTGATGACCCTCGACGAGGCATTCGGCAGGGAATTCGCCCTGCGCAACGAGCTTTGCCCGACCTGCTTCTCCGACATCGACATCTGCGACTGCTGACCCGCAGG